GCGGGCGTGACGGAAATCATCACCCAGTTCCAGCCTGATTACAGCCGAAAAGGAAACCGCGGCAGCGCAGGCAAAGGAACAGGAGATTGCAAATAATTCTGAAAATCCGGGCGGCGGTACTGCAGGTGGAGAAAATAAAAAAACTGCGGACGTAGAGAACGCAGAAAAAATCAGTTTTGGCAAACCTGCAGAAAGTGCAGAAGCCAAAGACCATTATGTTTTATAGGAGGTAAATTATGGGAAAACCGATTGAAAGAGACTTTACACAGAGTAAAGGAATTTTAAAATTCTTTCCTTATGAGGGTGCGGCGTGTATCGTTCCGCAGACAATGGTGTCAAGTGCCGATGCAAACGGAAAGAAGATTGCAAAGGCAGGGACACCGTTCCCAAGCAATGACGAATCTTGCAAAGGGTATCTTCTGGAAGATGTTGACGTAACAATGGGAGATGCGCCTGGAACTTATGTATATCAGGGTTCTATTGACAGCGCAAAGGTAACAGCGAACGGAGTGACCGTGGAAGCAACTGCAAAAGCAGCAACACCGCGTGTTACTTTTTTTGATTAAAAAATGGAGGTATTAGAGAATGGCATTACCATTAGCAGAAGCATTTACCGCAAGAAGTCTTGGGGTTATGTGGAATAATTATGAAAAAACGCTTGGTTCTGCACCTTACTTAGGTAGACAGAAATTTGGAACCAGAAAACAGGACAGCCTTGAACTTAGATTTATCAAAGGGAAAAACGGTCTTCCGGTATCCTTAAAGGCATCCAATTTTGATGCGCAGGCAGAGTTAAGAGATGTCGGTGGATTTTCGGATATTCAGAAAGAGATGCCGTTCTACCGTGAATCTTACATGGTAACAGAGCGTGAAGAGCAGGAGTATGCAAATTACCAGTCGGCAGAAAATTCCAACATGGCAAACCAGGTGCTTAGAGAAATCAGCAAAAAACCGATGATGCTTATTGAAGGAGCAAGAGTAGTGCCGGAACGCCAGATTTGGCAGTTATTAGCACCATCTGATGGTATTCCAAGAGTACAGGTAACAATTGGCGGAAAAAGCTACTATGTGGATTATACTTCGGACAATGGAGTGGCGCACAAGAGAGACCATTACAAGGATATCTCCGGAAGCGATACCGATAAATGGTCTGCATCCGAAACAGCAACGCCACTTGACGACCTTATCGAGATTAAACGTGAGTTTGCAAAGAAAACAGGATATTCCCTTGCACGCTTTAGCATGAATACAGAAACATGGGAAATGGTCCTTAAGGCGGAGGACACAAAGAAACAGGTGCTTGGAATTACTGCTTACAATGGCGGTATTCGCTTACAGCAGGGGCAGGTTACAGAGTATCTTAGAGGATACGGCATCGAGATTGAAGTTTACGACAAACTTTACATCGACCCTGCAGACGGTGCTACCAAATATTTTATTCCTACAGGAGTTATTTCAGCGCAGGCATCCGGCGTGTACCTTGGAGATTATGTCTTTGGAAAGACACCGGAAGAGAGAAGCGGAAGTTTAACAGACGGAAACCTTTCTATTGTAGAAACCGGCATTTCGGTATATACATACGCAACAAATCATCCGATCAACACGCATTGCATTGTGTCAATGATCGGATTGCCTACTTTTGAGGGCATGGACAGCGTTGTTGTCATGAAAGTTGCGTAGGAGGTGCGGTATGATTGCTGAATATACAGTAAAGCGCAATGGAAGATGGTATAAAGCAGGAGATGAAATCCCGGACATTGTTCCGGGAGAGAAATCTTCTGGCGAGTACACCAAGACAGAGATTAACAGAATGAGCACTGCTGATTTACAGGCACTTGCCGCTGAACATGGGATCGAGGGTGCAGAAGAAATCAGTGGAGCGGAACTGAAACGCATTTTGATCGAGCAGTTCGGATTATAGGTAGGGAAGAATGGACGAATATACAACATTAGAGCAGGTCAAAATCAGACTGAAACAATTTCATATTGAAACCGTTACGGATGAAGATGGTGTAACTTCTGATGTTGTCGTGTTCGACCAGAAAGAAGATAATCCTTACATTGAACAGCTTATCAAGCAGGCAAGAAATGAAGTGGTAAGCAAGCGGAATTACCCGAAAAGCTACACGGATGAAAAAATATTCGAAGACTTGAAACAGTTTGAGGATGTAATCGTCAATTTATCCGTGTACGACCATTCACAGGCAGGAGAAGCATATATGGCAAGTTATTCAGAAAACGGCGTAAGCCGTAGCTGGAAAGACAGGGAAAGCTTGTTCGTAGGGGTATTCCCGTTTGTAAAATCTTTGTGACCTATCTGCCATGAGTAGAAAAGGAATCTGTTTTTTGCAAAGCAATTATCAGTTTTTTAGAAGATTGTGCGTTACGTTTTGCCGACGTCGGCAAAACGTAGCAGGCGGCACACATTGAGCGGTGGTGGGCGGTGTGCCATAAAAATGAAAGGCGGTATATGATTTGACGATTGAAATATCAACAGCAATCATTATAAGCGTGCTGTCGCTTGGTTTTTCCGTCTTTATGGGCTTGAAGAGCAACAAAAGGACAGACAACACGGATCTTGAAGAACGCGTGAGGGAGAACACACGCATTAACATGAAGTTGGATGCCATTTCAAACAACACGACCGAGATCAAGAATGAAGTTTCGGAGATGAGAAAAGAAATAAATTCTCACGACAACAGAATTATAAAGGTTGAAGAAAGTGTGAAATCGGCGCATCACAGAATTGACGGGATAGAAACCCGTCTTAATGATGAAAAGGAGGTTTAATCATGGATATTATACAGTCTGTAATTGCAAATATGACAATTATTCTGGCAATCATTGGTGCGCTGGCATTTGTTGTGTCTGTGGTAACACAGGTAATCAAAGGTGTAGGCGTATTTTCTAAGATTCCAACGGACATTTTGGTATTTGTTCTTTCTATCGGAATCACGGTCGCTGCGTTTGTGGCATACATGCAGTACATCCAGACATCAATTTTATGGTATATGATCTTGGCAGCTATTATTGCAGGATTTATTGTTGCGTTTGTCGCAATGTATGGATGGGAAAAGCTTTCTGAGCTGTGGAAACGGTTCGGCAAGGATGTGAAGTGAAATGCTTGAGATCAATAAGCAAAAAATGAGTTATTCGCAGCAAAGCGGCAAGGTGCCGGTATATGTGACGGATGATGATGGTAACATCGAATATTCTTCGTACACGGATTCTGATGGAAATGTAATTTATTACCTTGATGAGGATGGAAACAAAATACCGAAAACAACCGGAGAGTATACCACAGGTTATGAGAAGCCTGTGGTTTTTTATTCTTCAATCAGCAATAAGTTGAGTGAAGCACTTATAAAAGAGTTTGGCGTTGACAATTCCACAAACTTTGTTCAGATTGTCGAGGACAAAGGGAAACTTCCATTGAGCGTCGGCTCCTTGGTATGGAAACGGTCAGATGTAAGGTACAAAGATGAAGAGAATACAATCGTTGATGAAAATTCGGCTGATTACATCGTAAAAGGTGTTGCAGACGAGGGATTGACGGTTGATTTGTTTTTATTGCAAAAAAATGTAAAGTAGGTGCTGAATGGGAAAGAAAGTAATCGCAATGAGCCTGTCTGAAAAGTCTATTCAGAATGCAATACAAGAGCTTAGAGCCTATCAAAACAGCTTAACATATAAATGTCAGCTATTGGCAGAAAAACTCGCGGAAAAGGGCGTAGAGATTGCCAGAGTGCAAATTGCTGACCTTGACGCAATATTCACATCGGAACTGATTTCAAGTGTTCACGTGGAATACGAAGGAAGCACTAAGGGCGGCGGGATATGGGCGGTAATAGCCGGTACAGACCATGCCGCATTTGTTGAGTTTGGAACCGGAATTGTGGGACAGCAAAGTCCTTATCATGGGAAACTGCCGGAGGGTGTTTCGTGGCAGTACGCAAGTGGAAAAACTATACATCAGATTTCAGATGGAAGATATGGATGGTTTTATCAGGACGACAATGGCGATTGGTGGTTTACAGAGGGAATGCCAAGCCGACCATTCATGTATCTGACCGCGAATGAGTTGCGGCAGATTGTTACACAGACAGCGAAGGAGGTGTTTGGATAATGGCAGACAACCAGTGGGTATATGATCTTGAAACAAACATTTTCTCCAATGTTGCAACGATAGCCAAACCAAAACTCAAGAAAAAATACAAAAGCATGAATTTTGACACTGCATTTACAACGGTTGAAAAGAACCTTGATAAAGACCCTGTTTTCCCGACTATTTACATCCATGAGATGCCGGGGCTTGAACGTGGGGCAGATTTAGAGGGCACATCCGTAAATGCGGTGCAGGAAACAATACAGGTTGACGTCATTACAAACACAAAGCAGAGCGATGCAAAAGGGATTATGGCTATTTTAGCTGATGCCTTTAAACAGATGCGATTTCAAATTACAGCAATGCCGGAGTTTAAAAATGACAGTGAAAAAAAATTTAGAAGCGTTGCAAGGTTCCGGCGGATAATCGGAGCCAACGACAGATTGATGTAAAAGAGCCGAAAGGCTCTATTTTTTATGCACCGGGTGCAAAAAGATGCGCCCGATAACCGCATTATTTAGCGGTAGAAAGAGAGGTAAAAATGGCAGAAGCAGGATTGTCTACGTTAGGAATTACGTTTGGCTATGGCACAGAAGCGACAGCCGGAACAAAGCCTACATCGTTTAAACAGCTTACAAGAATTAACGCAATCGGCGGTATTAACATTGAGCCGGAACAGATTGACGCATCTGCATTAGAAGATGCTATTACCAGATATGTAAAGGGTCGCGCAGATACCGGTGGCTCTTTCCCTATCACGGTAAACCTTACGGATGCCACAAAGGAAGAGTGGGAAGCACTTATCACGGCGTATAAGGCGCTTGCCGGCGGGAAAAGAATGTGGTTTGAAACGATTATCCCGGGATTTACCGAAGCGTTTTTTGTTGTGGCTCAGCCGCCAGAGCAGATTCCACAGCCGGAGATTGGTCAGAACGAACTTTTGACGGTTGAAATGAATCTTACCATTGAAGAATACAAGGGCATGGACACCGCTGTAGCTTTTACACCGGGGGAATAACACGTCAGTCGAATAGTTCGGTTGGATCGGCTGACGATAACCAGACAACCGAGCCAGAGCTTGAAGAAACAATTTAAAAGAACAGGGCGGTCTTCGGACTGCCATTTCCCTATATGAGAGGGAGAAAGGGAAAGAAAATGACAAAATTAAAATTTGGCGAGAAAGAATTACAGATCAAGTTTGGATATGAGGCAACCGTCAAAAGCGGGATTATCAAAAAGGTAGCAGAATTAGACCAGATTACAGATATTGAAGCAATTGATAAAATTCTTTTATTCCTGCCGGAGTTAATTCTTGTTGGAGCACAGAAGTTCCATAAAGAAGAGTTTGGATATGATTCGGAAAACGAGGGAGAAAAGGAACAGCAGCTTGGAAAAGTATATGCCATGCTGGATGATTACTTTGACGGAGAAGATGCAGATGTTCAGGTACTTTACAATGCACTTTTAGCGGAGCTGCTTGAAAACGGTTTTTTATCAAAACTGCTCAAAGCAGATCAGAAAGAAGCGGAGAAGAAAACTCCGAGGAAAAAGTAGAAGAACAGAGAGAACTTACATGGGGAACATATTGTGCGGAAATCCGCCCATTCTGGCTTTTAGTTACAAAAGGGTATGGATTTACCGTGCGTGACATAGACACGTCCTGCCCGGCTGATTTACAGCCTTATGCGGATGCTTACAACTTAGATAAAAAGCAAAGAGACAATGAGATGTGGATGTGGTTTGGAACATACGGATTGTCTGCGGTATCGGTGGCAGTAGAACATTGCCTTGCCGGACGAAAAGCAAAATCAAAGTATATTAAAAAACCAATCAATGAGCAACAAGGGAAAGATGATTCAGAAATGACGGAAGAAGAAATAAAGAAACAGAGAGAGCTATTTGTGGCAAAACTTAAAGTCATGCAGTCAAACTATGAGTTGAGCCACCCAAAACCAGAAAAGAACTTGGAGGTATAAATATGAGAATTGGATCTGCAAGACATGATGAAAATGGGAAATTGACCGGTGGGAGACCGGGAGATCAGACCGGAACAGAAGTAAGTATGCAAAACTTTTATGTTCATAAAAAAGGATGGTATGTGTTAAGACCAAAAACAAAAGATATGGCGGATAAACTGGCAGAATCAATGATTACAGCGTGCAATAATGATAATATTGGCTACTGTCAGGGACACCGGCTTGGAATTGTCAAATATGGTATTAATTCAAAAGTAAAAACAGAAGCAGATTGCGGCACAACGGTACGTGCATGCATTATTCATGCAACTGGAAAAGATGTTGGAAATTTCACCACAGCAAATGAAAAATCTGTACTTCTTTCTAGTGGCATGTTTGATGACATTGGAGGTTATGCGGCAGGAATGGTTCTTTACAATGGAGATGTTCTTGTCACAAAAACAAAAGGTCATACAGCGATTGTGACAAGCGGAAACCCTAGAAAAAATGTAAAAGATCATTTAAACCCATACCCGGAACCTGCAAGGATTTTAAAGAAAAAATTCCCTTGCATGAGAGGGGATGATGTGAGATGGCTTCAGACGGAGCTTATTTATCACGGATGCCTGGATGAAAAAGATAAAAAGGGAAACAGTAATGTGGACGGTATTCTTGGAAATGATACGGCGACCGGTATTGGAACATTCCAGAAAAAAGTCGGAATTACAGTAGATAAGAAATGCGGACCGGTTACAAGAGAAAAATTAAAAGAGTAGATCAAGGACGGTAAGGTGTCACAGCCTACCGTCTTTTTATTTTGCATAGAAAGTTGGTGCATATATGGCAGACATTGATGAATTACAAATAAAAATCAAAGCTGACTCTGCAAAAGCAAGTAATTCCATAGAAAGCCTTGTAAACAGCATGAATAGGCTCCGGGAAAGCATATCGTTTGACACTGCAAAACTTTCAAATATTGCAAGCGGAATCAGAAGCATTTCCGATGCGGCTACCGGATTCAAAGGTGGTAAATCTTCGGAAATCACATCAATGGTGCGGGCACTCAATAAATTTTCTGGTGTTGATGCAAATTCTATCCACGGAATATCTTCTGCTGTGAGAGATCTTGCATCTGGAATAGCAAGTGTTAAAGCTGTTGATACAAGCGGACTCACAAGCATGGTGTCGGCACTGTCAAAAATTGGTGGCAAGGCATCTACACAGGCGACAAAGAATCTGCCGGCTTTATCTGCGCAGTTACAAAACTTTGTACGCCAGATGAACAAGATAGGTGCATTGAATTTTGATATGACCAATATGAGCAACCTTGTAACAGCCATATCAAGGCTTGGAAGCGTTGCAAGCGGACGTGCAGTAACAAATATACCTTTGCTTGCTGACAACCTTAAATATCTGTTTGAGACACTCTCAAAAGCACCAAATGTAAGCGCAAATATTTTACAAATGACACAGGCACTTGGAAATCTTTCAAACAGATCTGGCGGTGCGATTACTGGATTAAATAACAGCATCAGTAATCTTTCCGGTTCTTTCCTTGGATTTAAGACATCCACAGGAAAAGCATTGATCGGACTCAAGTCATTCACAAGACAGATTTTATCCTCTATGGGGATTTATCTTGGTCTGTACGGAGCGATCAGAGGAATAAAAAATGCAATCGACATATCATCGGCATTAACAGAGGTTCAGAACGTTGTTGATGTTACTTTTGGTGACATGTCAAAAAAAGTCAATGACTTTGCACAGGACTCTATACGTCAGTTCGGTATGTCAGAACTGACATTGAAACAGACGGCAAGCCGATTCCAAGCAATGGGAACAGCCATGGGAATTGACAGTAGTTTGATAAAGAAAGCTAATGAGTTTTTGAATAAGCAGACAGATGGCTATATTGGTTTGTCTGATTCCATGGCTGATGTGTCTTTGAATTTAACAAAATTAACTGCTGATATGGCATCTCTGTATAACATAGATCAGGATGTTGTGTCGCAGGATTTAGCTGCAATATTTACCGGACAGACACGTCCATTAAGAGATTACGGTCTTGATCTTACACAGGCAACCCTTAAAGAGTGGGCGATGAAACAGGGATTAGATTCTGATATCGAGTCTATGTCACAGGCTGAAAAGACAATGCTCCGGTATCAGTACGTCCTTGCCAATACGCAGACAGCACAGGGAGACTTTGCGCGTACTGCTGATTCGTGGGCGAACCAGATCAGAATTTTAAAACAGTCGTTCGAACAGCTTGGCAGTGTTATTGGTGGGGCATTAATCAATGCTTTCAAACCATTCGTAAAAGCACTCAATTCCGTTTTACTGGTTGTTATCAGCTTTGTTACAAAGGTTACAAACGCTTTAGGCGCAATCTTCGGATGGAAATATGAGGATTCCGGTGCAGGTCTTGCGGATAGTTTTTCAGATGCGGCAGAAAGCGCAGATGATGTTGCGGACAGTACCGGACAGGCGGCAAAGAACATTGACAAGATGAATAAGGGTGTCCGTCAGTTTGATGAATTGAAACTGATTACCACAAATGATGGTTCTGGCAAAAAAGGTTCGGGCGGTTCCGGCGGCGGTGGCGCATCAGGCGGTGCCAGTGGCGGTAAACTTGTCAAGACTGATACCATTTTCAAGAATTACGAAAGTGATATTAAAAATCTGAGACAACTTGGAAAATACATCAGTGATGCCTTATCAAAAGCTATGGAGTCTATCAACTGGGATAAGATTTATTCCAAGGCAAGAAATTTCGGCAAAGGCTTGGCAGATTTCCTTAATGGTCTTATCAATCCGAGACTGTTTGGAAATGTAGGAAAAACGATTGCCGGGGCACTGAATACGGCGATTTATGCCACACTTTCCTTTGGCCAGACATTTGACTGGTCAAACCTTGGAAAATCACTGGCAGAGGGAATAAATAAATTCTTCCAGACATTTGATTTTAAGGCACTTGCAGAAGATATAAATGTTTGGGTACAGGGAGTTTACAAGACGATTAAGACCATGATAGAAAATATCAAGTGGTCTGATGTTTGGAAAGGCGTAAAAGATTTTCTTTCAAACATTGATATTGAGACAGTTGAAATTCTTCTTGGAGCATTTGCTCTGAAACTTGCAGGCAAACTGTTAACAGGGAAACTTCTCAAGGAGACTATTGGAAAATTAATAGGAGCGAAATTCACAGCCGCTTTTGGTTCAACGGCGGTAAAATCATTGCTCTCTTATGCAATTCCTATTTCACTTGCTGTAGTAGTGGCAACGTTATCTTTTACGGTTGGAAAAGATAGCATAAAAAAAGATGCTAATAATTTAGAAAAAGCGTATGAAAAAGGCGGTTTTCTGCAATATCTTCAGGAAAGTTTTAAACAACTTCTTAATCCGTTTGAATGGATTAATGCATATGGCGGTGGAGTTTTGAGCCATGATACTGTGATGGACAAATTAGGCATTGGAAATGGAATGAATGTTGATGAATTTGTCAAAAATCTGCCTAAAAAGGAAGATTACAAATCATTAGATGATTTCCAAAAAGCATTAAATGAGTTCAATGATAATATGCCTAATAAATTAAATGTACCTGACAGCTTTGATCTAAAGGCGTGGATAGATGAATGGAAGAATATAAACGGATTAGATGATGTAGATTTACGAGCAGATGTCGTCCTTCCAAATTTACAGGAGAAGATTTCCGAGTTCAAAGACAATGTCAAAGAATGGTGGGGATTGAATGTAGAACTACCCGTTCGCAATAAATTAACAACAACTTTAGAGGATGTTTCTTCATGGTGGGAAGATGTAAAAGAATATTGGGGAGAAAAAAAGCTTTCAATACAGACAGAAATAGGAGAAATAAAAGGTAAAATAGAAGAAAAGTGGAATGAAGCTTTAACTTACATTCAGGAGAACATTTTCCCGTGGTTCACAAAGAAAAAGTGGATGGAAGTAGGGAATGGAATAAAAGAGGGATTGTCTGCTAAATGGGATGAGTTTTCCGATTGGTGGCAGAATACCGGAATATATAATTGGTGGGAAAATCATGTGAAGCCATGGTTTACAAAAAAAAGATGGGATGAGCAGGGAGACGGAATGAAAAAAGGTCTTTCTGAAAAATGGGGCGAATTTAGTAACTGGTGGAGTACATCTGGAATTGGTTCTTGGTGGACAAATCATGTAGAACCGTATTTTACAAAAGATAATTGGACATTCAGCGGCATTTCTGACGGATTGAAGCAGGCATTTGATAATGCTGTTGCAGGAATTAAGCAGGTATGGAATAATTTTGCAACGTGGCTTAATTCAAAACTGTCTTTTTCATGGGATTCTGTAAATATTGGTGGAAAAGAAATAATTCAAGCTGGCAATATTAACCTCGGGAAAATACCAACATTTGCAACCGGAGGCTTCCCGGAAGATGGTTTATTTTTTGCAAATCACGGAGAAATGGTCGGGCAGTTTAGCAATGGAAATACAGCGGTTGCGAATAACAGCCAAATCGTAGAAGGAATTAAAGCAGGAGTAAAAAGCGCAGTATCAGAAGCATTGACACCATATCTGTCACAAATCGCACAGAATACAAGTGAAAACAGCGGAATTAAAGTTGAATTAGACGGCAAGGTAATATATGACAGTACAGTTAAGCAATGGAAGAGTGAAGCAAGAAGAACACAGAGAAATCCAGTTCCAATATTTTAATGACAAATACCGCCGCTTGTGGTAGAATCATTTTATTACAAGTGGCAGGAGGGTAACACATGGCGTTGATTAAATGTCCTGAATGTGGAAAAGAAATTTCAGACAAAGCAGAAATGTGTATCAATTGCGGATTTCCGTTGAAACAACACGAAAACAATGAAATGTCTGCGGGGAAAAGTGAATTTTATAAATCATACGAACAAGAAAACGAAAATGATAGAGGGTGGGAACGCCCAAAAGAGCCAGAGATTACAGGTGTTGGAAAATTATTCTTAAGAAATTCTGTTGAAAGATCTCAAAACACGGGATTTAATGGTATATATAAATATACTTTATTCGGAGAAAAAAAAGAGGTTTACTGTCCAAGATGTGGGAGCGAAAATTGTTCTCATTATACGGAGCAGAAATTTGTACCAGGAAAAACAAAGACAAGATACACTGCAAATCTAAATCCATTTAAACCGTTTACTTTAGTAAATAAAAAGGAAAAGATTTTGAGAAAAGATCAAACATATGAAATAAATAAAATTATATGTAATGATTGTGGCTACACTTTCATATAAATTTGGATTTAATATGTGGAGAATTACGATGGAGAATAGGGAGTCTGAATCAGAACTAAATGAGTGCAAAAAGAAGTTGAATAAAGCACATCAAACGATAGAAGAATTGAAAATTAAGATGACGCAAGATAAAAAAAATCACAAATGGGAAATCAGGGAAATAAATAAAAGAATAGAACAGGCAACTGATAAAAACTTGGAATTATATGACAGAGAATCAAAAGCACTTATTTATGCAGATCAGTTGGAAAAAGATAAAAACATACTTGTTAAAGAAAAGAGAGAACATGAAAAGAAAATAGAAAAATTAGAGAGAGAAAATGAACAGTTGAAAGAAGAATTAGCAAAAATTACAGAAAGAAAAAACTTTAGCAACGATCCTGAATGGAGAGTACTTAAAGCAGCAGGGGAAAATAAGAAAACAAAATAATCCAATTAGAAAAAGACGCCTCAAGAGGTGTCTTTTTTGTATTCCTTGATTTTTAACAGATCGGATAAGTATTCTAGCAAGCGTTTTTGCCCAGAATTGTTTAATTTGTGAAAATTGCTGATAAAATTTGCAAATTAGCTGTTTGACAAACACACATAGAAAATATATAATTTCAGTAATTAAAAATCACGCAGGTAAGACCTAAAGAATTTAGGACGTCCTGCAAGCCTATGAGGAATAGGTGCGGATTCGTGACCGCCAGAGATTGAAGAAATTCAGTCTTTGGTGGTCTTTTTATTTATTTCAAACTGCATAAGAAAAATAAAAAAATGAAATTTAAACCTGCCTGTCAAATGACAGTAGCGAAAGAAAGGTGGAAAAGAGTATGTATGAATTGGTGGAACTCAAAGGAAACGATGTTTTTACAAACAGCAAAGTGATTGCAGATGGAACAAATAACCAACATGAATCTGTTGTTGCTATTATCAGAAAATATGAGAAAGATATTTTAGACTTTGGCAATATTGATTTCTCCGATTTAAAATCGGGGAAAAGGGGGCAGCCTGAAAGAGTTTATTATTTGAATGAGGAACAAGCAACATTTGTTATAACTCTTTTGAGAAATTCAAAAATAGTTGTGAAGTTTAAGAAAGAGTTGGTTCGACAGTTTTATGCAATGCGCAGATTTATTCTTGAAAAGCAATCGAAACTATGGGGCGAAACAAGAATTGCTAATAAAGAAAATCGGCTGAAAGAAACTGATGTGATTAAACTTCTTGTAGACTATGCCAAAGAACAAGGAAGTACGCATTCAGATAAACTGTATGTGACATATACCAAGTTGGCAAAATCAGTAATTGGTGGAAATCGCGACAATATCACAGTTTCAGATCTCAATAATCTAACCCTTGTGGAAAGCATTATTTTGCAGACTATTAGAATTGATATGTCAATGGGTATGCACTACAAGGATATTTATAGGGATTGCAAAAATAGAATAGAACAATTTGCAGATATAACTTACCTGTCCGCTTAGCCCCGAAAATTTGGGGCTATTCCAGTATTTCGTCACGGGAAATTACAATCTTACTAAATATATAGCGTGCGACTCCTGTTAGGGTATGTTCCTAACGCACGTGAATTTAAAGGTTGAGCCTTGCGAAATGTAAGGCTCGGAAATTTAGGAGATAGAAAATATGGCATACACAGCTCTTATGACTAAAGATGAAATTGGATTTGAAAACAATACGAACACGATAACAACACTTGAAATTGCAGAAATGATGGAACTGGAACATTGGCAAATTTTAAGAAAATTAGAGGGAACTAAAAACCAAGATGGAAGCACAAAACAGGTTGGAATTATACAGATATTAACTAACAACAAAATTGTTGTCAGTGATTATTTTATTCCATCCACCTACAAAGACGCAAGCGGCAAGGAAAATAAATGCTATAAAGTCACCAAAATGGGGTGTGATTTCCTCGCCAACAAATTTAATGGTGAAAAAGGAATCATATTTACTGCAAGGTATGTAAAGCGGTTTGATGAGATGGAGAGAGGACAGGTCCCGAAAGATTTTCCATCGGCACTTCGGGCATATGCGGATGAAGTAGAGCGCAGGCAGATTGCAGAACAGGAGAATGAAAAGCTGCAGCAGGAACTTGATTATAGCAAAGACTGGTATTCTATTAAGCGTGTTGCAGCAATGAACGGTGTGGACTGGAAAACATTTAATTGGCGAAAACTCAAAGAAAAGAGCATTGAACTTGGATATGGCGTGAAAAAGATTTTTGATGCAAATTATGGAGAGGTAAATACCTACCATAGGAATGTTTGGGAAGCAGCATACCCGGAGTATGAAATTTAGGAGAAATTTTATGAACAAATTAGAGATCATGATTACGTATGGGAACACGGAAGTAATTCACACACCGGAGAAAATTGTGATTAAATCGCCCAATATCGAAGTAATTACAAAATAGATCAAGAAAAAGAAGTGACATCTATCAAATTGGTGGTAGGTGGTATTTTGTACAAATTTTACCGACTGTCATTTGAGACAGCCGCAAACCCAAACAGTTAGGTGGTGGAAATATGGCATACAGCGGATGGCTTTTAAAGATTGGCAATTACATAGTGCCGATGTCGTTTATGAAAGCAGAAACATACAGTCCATATGTCAACATGCAGGATTTGGACGATTATACAGACGCCAACGGCTATCTGCATAGAAATGCCGTGGAGTTAAAGGCATTAAAGGTTGAGTTTGAAACACGGGCAATGCTGACAAATAAGACTTTTAGTGAGGTTTTAAACAATATTCGAAGCCAGTTCACAAATGCGACAGGGAGAGCATGCTATATCACAGCGTATATCCCGGAATATGACGATTATGTGACGCAGTACGGCTATATGGCAGATTTTCAGCCTACGATATACGGAACATATGATGGAATAATTCATTACAATTCAGTTCGGCTTGCTTTCATAGGGGGTGTGTACGGTGGTTAATTATAAATATGGCGACTTGTTCAAAAAAGATACGGTCGATAAGCAATTATCCATCGTATCTGATGACGGAAAAATCAATATCACAAATACAGAGCTACACCAAGAAAAATTCGAATTGACCGAAAGTTTGTGTTCGGAACAGGAATTGACGTTTGGATCATGCGAAGCCGCCATGATTAAATTCACGGTGTCAAATACATTTTTGCCAATGAAGGGCAGATGGATGACGGTAAGAATGTCCCTTGATGGACATGCAGATATCCCGTTCCAGTTCGGACGATATAAGGTTGATTCTGATACGCCCACGGCAGACAGAACGTGCCGTGATGTGGTTGCATATGATGCCATTTATGACATTTTAAATGCAGATGTGGAAGCATGGTATAACACTGTCTTTCCATCCCATAAAGAGCAGCAGAAAGATAAAGATGGAAAAACTACGACTGTTACAGTTTATGATCCGGTCACAATGAAGCAATTCCGGGACAGCTTTTTTAAGCACTTCGGGATTGAGCAGGCTGACATTATACTGGTTAATGACGGCATGTCTATTGAAAAAACAGTTGCAGTCACGCCATCCAGTGAGACAAGTTCTGATACAGAGGAATCGAGCACCATAGGCGAATCTATGAGCGGCAAGGAAGTGTTGTCCTGTATTTGTGAGCTCAATGGCTGTATGGGGCACATGGGGCGTGACGGGAAGTTTCATTATATTTATCTGGAACAGGAGATACAGGGATTATATCCAAGGAATGATCTTTATCCGGCGGATAATTTGTATCCAAGAGATCCGAAAAGCAACCGTATCGGGAAGGATTTATATATAACGGCTGAGTATGAAGATTTTCTTGTTAAAACAATCAATAAGTTACAGATCCGGGAGCAGAAGAATGATATCGGTGTGATTGTGGGTACCGGAGACAATGCCTATGTGATCGAGGATAATTTTCTTGTATATGGCAAAGGCACAAAAGAACTGAAAGGCATTGCAAAAAATATCCTTTCCAAGATCAGAGGGATTGTTTACCGCCCGTTTACAGCGGACTGCAAAGGAAATCCGTGCCTTGAGGTCGGGGATGCAGTGCGGCTGCCGACCAGATATGAACTGATCGAGTCCTATATTCTGAAAAGAACTCTGAAAGGTATACAGGCTTTGCGTGATGATTTGGAAGCGGATGGGGAAGAGTACCGGACAAACGGGGCGAACGGAATACAGAAAAGTATTTTAAAGCTCAAAGGCAAGAGCAATGTGTTGGAGCGAACCATTGAAAAGACACAGAGCACGATAACTGATGTTGAGAAGGGATTGCAGTCACAGATCACGCAGACCGCAACCGAAATTCGCACAGAAGTTAAAAATACAACGGATGGTTTATCATCGAGAATCACGCAAAATGCGAGCGGTATTACAGCAGAAGTCAAAAGGGCACAGGGGCAGGAAGTTGAACTTGCAGCAGCTATTAAAATTAATGAGGACAAGATTACAGCGGAAGTTACGAGAGCAAGCAAAGCAGAGGGCGATTTGTCCGGAAAGATAGAGGTAACTGCAACTAAGATACGGTCAGAAGTCAGTGCTTCGTTGAAGGCATGGAATATTGATGGCTATGATATTAATTATTATGGTTTTGGAAAACCCCAAGATACTTACCCTGCATCATCCAAATATAATGGACGCAGTTTTTTAGATCAGGATAGTGGAAAATTGTATGGCTGCGATCCGGATGGCGGAATTAACAGCGGTAAATATAAATGGACATTGATAACCACGCTTAAGCAGCTTTCATCCAATATGTCCAGTGCGATTACGCAGACATCAAAGGGGATCGAAAGCAAAGTTACAAGAGATAGTGTTGTTTCAGAAATCAACCAGTCAGCCGAGGGCATCAAAATTAAAGCAAAACTGCTTGAATTAAAAGGTTCTATGGAAATGACCGGGGGATATATGCATATTCAAGCGGAAGAGTCTGTAGAAAACCTTATTGAATTTAAACGCAGTGGAACACTTGTACAGATGGGAACGGATGGATTTCGAACAGTGGAAGGGACGCTTGAAAGTCCTGTTCATAAATGTACGGTTCAATATAATCAGGTTTCATTGCATAAAGGCGCAAACGATAATGACCACATGATGATCCATTTAGACGGAGATACCGGAGTAGGTGGATTCAGAGGTGGAGTAATTAATGGATCTGACAAAAGAATAAAAAACACAATTTTAGATTTAAGCAAAAAGCAATCATCTGAGTTTATTTATTCTTTAAGAGCAAAATCGTATCGTTATAATTTCGAAAAAGATGGGTTCCATCATGGATTTATTGCACAGGATGTTTTGAAAAAAGCGGAAAAAGGGTGGAATATTTGTCCAAAAACGTTTTCAGACAGCAATGGGAAAAAGTATTACGGACTGAATTATACGGAACTGATTGCTGATCTGGTTGCCACAGTGCAGTTGCAGCATGACGAGATAGAACAGTTAAAGGAAAAGGTGGAAAATCTATGATAAATGCAAAAATCCGGGAATTTGAAAACGACATTATAAATTATGCAAATTTGTGTGAGGATGTCCCAATCGAAGCTAAGTACCTAGTGTTTAAGGATATTCTGCAGCAGATTAAGGAAGAAGCAAACAGACATGTTATAGCCGAACGGGAGCAGATGAAGCTTGCAAAGGAAAGGGAGAGTGAGGACCATGAACAAAGCGCATAGTGCTATTAATTGGGAGAATTACCCGAGTGATGAAACACCGCTTAATGAAAGCAATCTTAACAAAATGGACGCAGCTATTGGCGTTATTGATGATCGTGTAATCACTCTTGATACCACAAAAGCCACGAAAACAGAGGTAGCAACTCTTGTTGCAGACGTGACATTCGAGGAATCGACGGGAATTATCACAATCACGAAAAAGAACGGTTCCAAAGTTATGATCGATACGCAGATGGAGAAGATCGCGATCAACTTCGATTATAACCCGACTACACAGCAGATTATTTTGACTCTGATCGATGGTACGAAGCAGTACATAGACCTGTCGGCACTGATTACACAGTATGAGTTCCTTAATTCTGATACGGTAGCTTTTTATATTGATAAGGATGGAAAAGTGTCTGCCATCGTCAAAGAGGGTAGCATCGAGGAAAAACACTTGGAGCCAAACTATCTTGCAAAAATTAAGGTGGAAGTAGCAAAGGCAGAGTCAAGCCAGCAGGCAGCGGCAATGTCTGAAATAAACGCCAAAGCAAGTGAGAATGCCGCAAAAGCCAGTGAAACAGCTGCAAAAAAATCAGAGGACAATGCCAAGGCGTCCGAGACAGCGGCAGCGAAGTCAGCTACGGCGGCAGCGGCATCCGAAAGCAACGCAAAAGTCAGTGAGACATCCGCCAGTGAATCATCCGCCACAGCCACGGAGAAAGCATCGTCCGCCAGTCAGTCAGCTGATACAGCAGCCGAAAAAGCAGATATTGCAACTCAAAAGGCTGCGGAGATCATCGGTAAAGCGGAATCTGCAGAAGAAAGTGCAACCAAGGCACAGAGTTATGCTGTTGGTGGTACAGGAAGCAGAGAGGGCGAGGATTCTGACAATGCCAAGTATTACTATCAGCAGGCAAAAGACATATCAGAAGGACTTAAAGGTGGATTGCAGCCACACGGAACAGTTGCATTTGCAGATCTTCCGGCACTTGCGGATGTTAGCACAGGGTGGATGTTTAATATTTCAGACGAATTTACGACCACCGCAGATTTTAAAGAGGGAGCCGGGAATACAGTTCCGGCCGGAGCGAACATCTATAAGACGTCAGATGGCAAGTGGGATGTGCTGGCGGGGACACCTGTAACTGGAATCAAAGGAGCGAAAGAAACATCTTACCGACGTGGAAATGTTAATCTTACGCCTGTGGACATTGGAGCGTATGCAATAGAAGCTATTGATGAAATGATGAAAAAAGTAAGTATTCCACTTTCACAGGAATTAGCAGTCGTTGGTACAGAAGACGATCAGCTCATAGTAGAGGAAAGTAGTGGTTGGCAAACAGTCAATTATTTGGAAGGAATAAGTGGTTCGCTAAAAACTATAGCGCAACAGCTTATGGCGTTAAACAGCGGTTTAACGAAAAAAGTCCAAATTCAAAATAGTTCTAATCAAATGATATTGTTTCATGGTGCTGTTAACCAAACAATGCTTCAAATATTTGTAGATTCAAGTAACAACCTCATAGCATCTTATAGAAGTGCAAACATGGGTGACGATAAATGGCATAATATCAAAATTGGCACATTTTCATAGTTATTTTAAACGGGTTATTGAAATATAAGATTCACTTACGTTTAAGGTAGCACCACTATTCTGATTTGCATACAGTCCAATTTTGTCTCCACTATGTAAGCTAAGTGCATTTATGGTCTGACATTGTATACACGTTTGTACTGGCGATGGTAGAGCAATCGTATTTGCGTTTCCACGAGTTGCGAGCATATTTGTTTTTTTGTCAGTTACTTTTATTGATACATCACGATAACCAACACTGGCGGCAGCAAATGCACATTGAGAACGGACAAGATATAGTCCATCATCCTTAACCTCTAATTGATTGACTAATGTCTGCGTGTTATTTGGAATGCCTACCTGGGTTCCGTAAATACTTGATGTCTGAGCCTGCATTACATTATTTATATGGTTCGTTAAACCGCTGTTTTACAAAAAAAATGAGGACAACTTGGCACAAAAGAAAACCTATGTAGAAATATAATAAAATCAAGAGCCTAAGAGCCGATTACACGACCATGTGTTGTGTAGCCGGCTCTTTTGAATAACAGTCCTACGGGCAGAAAGGAAAATTATGCACTTAAAATTCATCACAGATAACTGGCAGATGCATAATTTTCAACCAGTAATTAATTTTTTAACAAAATTTAAACTAATCAATCGACATTCTGCGACAATAAGAAATTTACCTGTCGAAACTTGCGACCGAAAGAAATTGAATGTTTGCGGGAAAATTTGTAAAATAAAATTGTCCGATAAGGGCACTTCAAGTTCTGGCTGAGGGGCGGGATAAGGCGTTTTCTTGTCCCTCAACTACAAACGAGTTTGTAATTTGTAGCAATTTGTCAAATGGGGTTGACGATATCGAACATAAGTTCTATAATTTGTGTATCGCTATCGGAAGTGCGGAATGATTGGAGGAAATCAATATGGGGGAAAAAGAGTGCAATGAAGCCAAAGCGTTTTACAAACAAAAAATAACTGAAATGGTCGCGAATTGTGACAATGAAGAGTGGTTAAAACTCATTTATATATATGTCAAAAGATTATTAGAATAGAAGAAAAGCCAAGGGTTTGCGCATTGCCCTTGGCTTTTCTTTATTCTTCTTGGCTTTGATTTGCGATTGAATCAATGAATTTCTCCAATGCATTCCATCCGGTATCATCCAGTTTGGATAATGCCGTGATTAAACGTTTTTTAAAATCTGAATCTTCACATTTTAAAACATCAATAAGCATCTCGTTTATTTGTTCATTTTTTGTTTTCGGAATAAACATTTCTCCGTTGCCTGTCCGCAACCATTTTTCATTGACATCATACAGGGAACATAAGACTTTAATAGACTGGTCGGATAAGTTGCGCTGTCCGTTCTCTATCAAAGAAATATAATTTCTCGTTAATCCAAGATCTTTCCCAAATTCATCTTGGCTCTTTCCCAAGCGTTCCCGTAATGCTTTAATACGGTCTTTCAAGTTTATCACCTCTTTTCCACAAATAAAATATACCATGAACTGCTAACAATGTCAACAAAAAGGTATTGACAATGCTAACAATGTATGCTAATGTATGCTTACAAGGTCAACAGACACAAGTGACAAAGTCTGATGGCAAATAAATTATGAAAGGAGTGATACAGTGAGTAAAATCAAGGCTCATGCAGTTGCATTTTTTAATAAGCATTTTGTGAAATGGAAGTTTTTACAGAGTCTTGTCGTTGTTCCATATGAAAAAGATGGGAAAATGTATCTGCACATTTCACAAGTATGTGCAGGCGGGAAAAGGGTTATAAAAAGAACTTTCCTCATTGAACATCTGGTTGATGATAACTTGGCGGTTACAGACCAAACGCTCGCAGAGGAAAAGAGAGTGTTTAAAAATCCTACATTATTTTAATCCATGTAGTATATCCGCACTCTTTGCATTCTGGTAGCATTTCGCCTTGCTTTACAGTGACGATTCCCTTTTTATTTTCGCCACCGCATTGCATACATACATATGTTCCTTTATCTGCAAACTCATATGTAGCAAATGTTTCAGAATAACCATTATCCATATTATCACCGCCTTTCCTTATTTAATAAGGAAATTATATCACAGGGAGAAAGGAAGTGAATACATGAGCGAACAGGAAAAGAAAGTTGTAGAAAAGTTGAAAGACGCGATTCCCAAAATGAACGATTTCCAGAAAGGATATGTTCTTGGGATGGTCGAGGGTTCGGCAAGCAAGGCAACCAGTGAAGAAACTGGGAACTCAAAAACAAAAGAATAAGAAGAAACTGAATATTGATAGTTGAGAAATTTGTCGGAATTTGCAGATTAAATGTGTTTGTAACACAGGAAATCAGTTGATACAATTAATATGCGACAGCAACGAAGATAAAGAGAAACTTCCTTATTATAAAGAAGTTATGAAAAAGAAAAGGAATCATCCGAACCGACCAAAGCTGAATGATTCCCAATCAAAGCAATAGCATAAGCTATTTGCGCCTATTTTAGCATAAGAAAAGGAGAAATTCAAATATGAGAGCAGAAAACAATAAAGTGGAACTTACAGGAACGATTATCTCAGAGCCGGAATTTAACCATGAGGTGTTTGGAGAGGGATTTTATAATATGCACCTCAAAGTGGATAGATTAAGTGGGACGGCTGATATTATCCCATTAATTATTTCAGAGAGATTAATCAATCTGAATGATAAATACACGGGCACTGCCGTTAATGTTTCCGGTGTGTATCGTTCTTATAACAAACACGAGGAAAAGGGAAATCGTCTGTTACTAGATGTATTCGTCTGTGAAATCGAAAAAGTAAATCCGGGAGAGCATACAGATTTGAACAAAATCCAGCTTGACGGATATGTATGCAAAGAACCGATTTACAGGAAAACTCCGCTTGGAAGAGAAATTGCAGATTTATTAATCGCAGTCAATCGTTCCTATGGCAAATCAGATTATATTCCGTGTGTTGTCTGGGGCAGAAATGCGGTGTATACATCTGGACTTCCGGTTGGAACGCATTTGAAACTTACCGGACGCATTCAGAGCCGTGGGTATATAAAGCTGTACGAAGACGGGACGGAAGAGCAGAGAACAGCATATGAGGTGTCTGTAAGCAAAATTAATGTATTAGAGGAGGAAAATTAAGATGGCAGAAAATACCGTTACAATTTCCGTTGAGGAATATGCAGATCTGGTTGCATGCAGGACGAAAGTTCATACAGCATGTGCCATTATTGCAAATGAACACCAAAGAGACATTGAGCTGATGGGGAAAAAAGGAACAACTATTAATTCAAAAATTATAGAGTCAGCTCTTGGATATGTTGACGATGAAGCATGTTTTGAAGATGCACTTAAAAAATATAAAGAGTGGAAGGAGAAAGAAAATGAAACTGAAAATTAGATCGTTACATATGGAGAATTTCAAAGGTATTAAGAGCCTTGATGTGAATTTCTCAAATAAGACAAGTATTAAAGGACAGAACGCCGCAGGAAAGACAACGGTATTCGATGCGTTTACATGGCTTCTGTTTAATAAGAACAGTGCCGGTGAGGAAAAATTCAATGTCAGACCGTTGGATAAGGACGGAAACCGCATTGATAACGTAGAAATTAAGGTTGTAGCGGTTCTGGATGTAGATGGTAAGGAAATAGAGCTTTCCAAAGTGCAGAAGCAGAATTGGGTTAAGAAACGTGGTACTGATACTGTTGCATTGCAGGGAAATGTCAATTCATTTGAGATTGACGGTTATCCAAAAAGTGAAGCTGATTTCAAAGAATATATTTCCAGTCTGGCACAGAGCGAGGATATGTTTAAGATGCTGACCAATCCGCAGTATTTCTCTTCTTTGAAATGGAAAGACCAGCGCGATATTCTGATGCGCCTTGCAACGGATGTATCGGATGTTGAACTGGCGCAGACAGATGCTAAGTATGCCCAATTACTCGGCGAGTTGGAGAAAGCACCGTCCACGGATGATATTCGTGCAAAATTTCAGAAAGCTCTTACAGAGTGGAAAAAGAAACAGTCAGAGATTCCGGTGCGTATTGATGAAGCCGAGAAATCCAAGGTTGATGTTGACGTGGCAGAGCAGGAACTTGCAAAGGTAGATCTGGTAAGAAGAATCGCTGAATGTGACAAGAAAATGGAGAATGCCGGTAGCACGTTAGGCGATTTGAGAAGCAAGGAAATGCAGTTGCAATTTGATATGTCCGGCATTATGCAGGTCATGAATGACGAACTTTCCGCAAAACGTAGAGGTCTTGACAGTGCCAAGCATGATGCAACACGAGAGTTCAATGACTTACATAATCAGATTCAGTCTGCGGAAAATCAGATCAAGGCAAATGAGAAGACAATTTCCGATACAGATGCAGAGCGGAAAAATCTTGGTGTTGAATACAATGCAGAATTTTCCAAGGCATTTGATGAAATGCCATATCTCTTTGACGAATCCAAGTGGAAATTTGATGAATCTACAACGGTTTGTTCCTTATGTGGTCAGAAGTTGCCGCAGGATAAGATTGAGTCTCTTAAGGCTGATTTTGAGCAGAAAAAGGCAGATGCCAAGGCACGTGCCACCAAGCAGTTAGAGGATGCACGCAAAGCATTTGATGATGCAAAGGGCGCAAAACTTAAAGGTCTGATTGACAAGGGCAACGCTTGCAAGGCTGATATTGAGCGATTGACAAAGGAAAACGCCAAGTTGCAGGAAGACATTGTGGCACTCAAAGAGCAGGAATCCAAGGCACTTGCAAAGCAGAATGATTATGCAAAGCAGTTATCCGAGATCCCGGCAGAAGCTGATTATTCGCAGAATGAAGAGTATGTGAAGCTGAAAACAGAGCATGACAAGATTCTTGCTGATATTGCAAAGGTTGAATCCGAGGGCGCAGACAAGGTTGTTAATGATTTAAAAGCCGAGAAAGCCGATCTGCGGAGCCAGCTTGACGAGGTGAACAAGGTTATTGCGCAGGCGGCTAACAATGTTGCGATTGATGATCGTATCGAAACGCTTCGTGACGAGCAGAAAGAAATCGGGCAGAAAGTTGCCGATCAGGAGCAGATGCTTTACCTCTTGGAAGAGTTCATTCGTTTCAAGCTGGATAAGATTTCAGAATCTATCAACAGCCATTTTAAGACAGTTAATTTCAAACTCTTCGAAACGCAATTAAATGGCGGTATGAAAGATTGTTGCGAGTGTACTGTGAATGGCGTTCCGTATTCAACTTTGAACAGCGGTCACAGAATTGTGGCAGGACTTGATATTATCCGTTCTCTTAGCGAGTTATACGGTGTGAGTGTACCGATTTTCGTTGATAATTGCGAAGCGGTGTCAAGCGGCAATTTACCGGATATAGATAGTCAGATGATTTGCTTGTATGTTTCCGAGGACAAACAGTTGAAAGTTGATGCTGTGTGATATGGACTATCCAATAAATGCAAAAGCAATCGAAATCATTGACAAATACATGAAAACAGGAGAACCGCTTGACCTTGGAACCGAAAGGTTCTGTATTGGAACATTCAAAGCTATGTGTGAAGAAGTGTTTCATGAGAAATGCGTTAAGCGTTTGGTACATAGAAAGGGCGAAGAACCAATGTTTACCAAGTGGGATACGAAATACGATACATATTTTCAAGGCAACACATGGTACTCATTTTCTTGGTTTAATGGCAGGTGTGGTTTCGGGTATCAGTACTTTTTGAAAGCTAACTGTGAATTATATTTCGAAAAGCACGCAAGGCAAATAATTAGCCTGTTTCTTTTGGAAAGTTACAGAAGTATCGAAGATGCAATACTTGAAACTGGCTGTTTCTTAGAATTGTGGAATGGATTCGAAAAATGGTTCGATGATAGGAGAAATAAATTCATGGAGAATATGAAAACTGATATTCAAGAGATTCGGAGCTTATCAACAAGAAAAACGCCGCAATCACATGGCGGTGTGGCTAATCTGCTGAAAGTTCTGACAAAGACGATGGAAAAGCAAGGTTCTGATATTGCGAGTATCGCAAAGGTACAGTATGCGATATGCGTGCAGGCAGGAATCTATATTCCGGACGAGTTTATCAGAGATGTTGCGGTTACATTGGATATGCCAATTAACAATGCAGAAAGCGAGGGTGCCGAATGTCAAGAGTAGGAATTGGAAACAACGTCACACAGCCGGATGCACGGTGTATGTCATGCAAGCGTTGGAAGAGTGCAAGTAAGGGGTTCTGGGAAAGAGCCGGACATTGTTCTCTTCCGTATTGCGAGAAAGATATGAGAAATAAAGGAAAGAGAGGTCGTGTACATGGATGATATTGAAAAATTGAAGGCTGAAAACTCGGATTTGCGAACAAAGGTAGATGAACTTATGAGTAATAAATATTGCCTTGAAGAAAAACTTAGAAACGTCTCAGGAATAAACGAAAGACTTTTGCGGATTGTTGAGAATTTGTCAAAGGGGCATTAAAAAAGGAGGGTTAACGATGCAGTATATCAAAGCAAAATTTCCAAACAGCACCAGAAGCTATACATACCGCACCGAGGATTCTGTAAAAGCCGATGACATGGTTTTAAATGACAAGGGCGCAAAGCTGACAGTTACGGATGAAAACGTGGATATGAAGTGGGTAGAGACATACGGTGCTGATAAGGTGGCAGTTGTGAAGAAGTGTGATGAACCGGAAAGCGGTGGTGACGATGAGAGTTAATCCATGTAGATATTGTGCATTGTCTTTAAACCTTAATGGAAAGCATTGTTCAAGGTATTCTTCCGAAGAGTGCGCAAAATGCGAGAACATTCAAAAACACAGGGAATATCTTTTGAGCCAGCGAAAATTCGCAGAGGGTGAGCAGATTACAAGCATTGAGGAACTTTTGAAACAGGAATGGGTAATGTGGTATCACAGTACAAAGCACATAGAGGTTTTCAAGAATATGCAACTCAATCTTGTTTTGAAATTTCTTAAAAATGGAGCATTTAAAAAAGCAATAAGGAAAGAAAGCGAGGAAAAATAATTATGGCAGAAGCAAAGAAACAGGAAGTAGCAGTAGCAGAAGAAAAGACAGAGGTTGCAACACACAATAACAAGGTTACCGATTACAGCCTTGGAATTTTCGGAACATCCGACAATTTCATCATGGCTATGCAGATGGCAAAGGCACTGGCAAGTTCCACAATCGTTCCGCAGACATTCCAGAAGAACGATGCGAACTGTCTGATTGCCATTGAACAGGCACAGCGGTTAAGAGTTAGTCCACTTATGGTCATGCAGAATCTGTATGTTATTCAGGGCAGACCGAGTTGGAGCAGTAAATTTCTGATTGCCGCAATCAATAACTCCGAAAAATTTGATATGGAATTGCAGTTTGACGAAGCAAAGGACAAGAACGGCAAGCCATTCTCATGCACGGCTTGGACTATGAAAAATGGTCGCAGGGTTGAGGGCATGGAAGTAAATATGGATATGGCAAAAGACGAGGGTTGGCTTGGCAAGAACGGTAGCAAATGGAAAACCATGCCGCAGTTAATGCTTCGGTATCGTGCCGCATCTTTCTTCTCCAGTCTGAATTGTCCGGAACTGACAATGGGACTGTATACGAAAGAGGAAATGCAGGACAACGATTTCAAGGAATATCCAATGGAAGATTTGCAGGAGCAGGTCAAAAGAGATATTGCCGAGAACGCCAATACAGAGGATTTTCCTGTTGAGCCGGAAGTTGCCGAAACTGTTGAAGAGCCAAAGATGGCAGATAAACCGGAAAAGGTAGAGACGGAAGTTGTTGAGAATGACAATGATTTGCCGGACTTCATGAAGTAGGAGGATAGAATGAACTTTCCAAAATCTGAATTGAGTAAGCAGGATGCATTGCACCTATGGATTACTTGCCGTTCGGAGTATGCCAAAGAGCAAATGTTCCTTACAAATTACGGAATTGTCTTTTTTGTTATGCAACGTTTAGGTATTCCAGCGTTTGATGAAGATATGTTTCAGATTGGTTCCATTGGACTTCTAAAGGCTATTGAAACCTTTGATGCTTCAAAAGGATGTTTTTCTACATATGCTTTTCGACTTGTGAGAAATGAACTGCTTATGGAATTCCGGAAAAGTAAAAAATCAGTAAATGCAGCATTTTCATTAGATGATAATGTGGATATAGGAAATGGCGAAAGCGTTTCTTATGCTGAAATGATAGCAGATCGTAAGGATTATGAAGAAAATACAGTTAATTCCATGCTTGCTCAACAGATTTTTGAGGAATTGAGTCCGAGAGAACAACGTATTTTTATTATGTTTTTTGTGTACGGAAAAACACAATGCGAAATATCCGAAAGACTTGGAATTTCGCGGGGAACGGTTTCCAGAATTATTAAAGGCATGGGGAAAACAAAGAAGAAAGGCAGGAAAAAATATGAGGGTAATTAGCCAGGACGGCACGATTGATTTGCCGTATGAACAGGTAATTATTCAGTGCTTTAAGAAAAATATCTACTTTCTGAATAAGAACCTTATCGGGGTAGAACAGCTTATTTGTGACATGGTTGTTGCTAAATATTCCACGGAAGAAAAGGCAAAGAAAGCTATGGAAATGCTTAGAATTGCGTATACAGGAAGTATTGCCATGTTTCAGAACGTTGAGCCTACAGAAGAAGTTAATGAAGTATTCAAAAAATGCAATACACAGGTCATATATGCAAGCCTTGACAATCAGCCATCGGAAATTAAATTTGAGAATCATCAGAATTTTTATTTCCAGTTTCCGACAGAGGAAGAATTGGAGTAGCCTATGGAAGTTATATCATTTTTAGAATCCGTACAGAAAGGAATGGAAGATAACATTTACAACTTTTGCAGAGATGGGAAATGTAGCCAATGCGGTAACTGCTGTTCCAATCTTTTACCAATGAGCAGAAAGGAAGTAGATGCAATTCACAGATATATCCGTAAGAACCATATCAAAGAGTGTAGGTACCTGCTTCCTACTGTGAATCGACCATATGATATGACATGCCCTTTTCTTGATACGGACAAGAGTTGTGAGAAATGCAGAATCTATCCGGTTCGACCGGAAATTTGCAAGCAATTTATCTGTGACAATGAGCAGAGGGCAAAGCATAATAGGGCATTGTTGGGACAGACGAGACAGATTGTTGATGTAAGGGAGGAGTTTTTTGATGTACGCTAAAATGAGCGATATTCTACACGAACGTATAATTGGAAAGTACTCAATTGAGAAATTTAGTATCAAAGAAAGAGATCTGTACGCAATGGTTCATGGAATATCTCCCGGAAAATATGTAAGACTTTGTCACAAGAGGGAAGTCGTCATGTCTGACACAGATATGGAGAAAAGGACGAATGCAAAGTTTGTAGTAAATGCACATGGAAACGTGCTTATTGGTGGGTTAGGAATTGGCATGATTTTGTTGGCAATACAAGATAAAAGCAATGTTGACAGAATTGTTGTTGTAGAGAAGTCGAAAGAAGTTATCGGCTTAGTAAAAGATCAACTCCCATTAAACGATAAAGTTGAAATTGTAAATGCAGACATATGGGAATATACGCCATCGTGCAAATTTAATACCATTTATTTGGATATCTGGAACTATATTAACACAGATGTTTATAGAGATTCCATGAAACCACTGATTTCAAGATACAGAAAATTTCTCGTAACCAAAGAAGTAGATAATAAAAGGTTTATTGATTGTTGGTGCAGATTGGAAGCGAAGAATGGGGTAAGAATATGAGACTTAAAGTTTTAGGTTCCGGCTCGTCCGGTAATTGCTACATGCTGGAGAATGACAAGGAAGCTTTGATAATCGAAGCCGGGTTGCCTTTTATGGAAGTCAAGAAAGCACTGGATTTCAATGTGATGAAAATTAAGGCTGTGATTACTACCCATTTCCATACTGACCATAGTCTTTATAGCTTACAATATGTGCAAGCTGGCATTCCTGTTTTTGAACCATGCAGACCGCCGATAAAAGATTCTGAAATGCGTTTTAGAAAAGGAAATTTTGACATAAGAGCATTTGAAAATCGTGATAAATCTGGAAGATGGCTACATAACAACGGAGACGGTTCAGAGTGCCCGTGCGTTGGGTTTTACATTACGCATCCAGAGATGGGAAGCCTTGTGTATGCAACAGACACGGAATACGTCAGATGGAGATTTAATGGTGTTAATCACATCATGGTGGAAGCCAACTATGATATGCAGTTTGTGAACCGAGAAGAGCCAAATTACGAACACAGATTAAGAGGTCATATGAGCTTACCAACGGCACTTGACTTTATTTCTACTAACGATAATCCGGCATTGCGAAATGTCGTTCTAATTCACTTATCAGATAAAAGCGGAGATCCCGCACTATTCAAACAAAAGACAGAAGAAACAGTTAAATATGGAGCAAATGTTTATATTGCAGAAAAAGGATTAGAGGTTGATATGAACCTTTGTCCGTTCTAATGGTTGCAACACCTTGGAGCAATCCTAAAAGAAACCAATTTATGCGGTATCTGATATTTTGGCAAGGAATTTAATATATCACAAAAAACTAAATTGAAAGCCATGAGATACATTTGGCGGTTGCTAAGAGTGACCGCCAGAAAGGAGAATACGTGTTAATAATTGAGGATAAAGGACAGAAAGAGGGCTTACATATCCTTAAGAATAGATATTTCAAAAGCCACGATATGGAAGTCTTGCGTGCACCATTACCGGTTGGAGATTACATAATTGCCACGGATAAGGTAATGGATGTGATTAAGCGCAAGACAGCGCGAAAGATGGAACTTAAAAAGATGGATTTTCTTGGCACATATGATGTTTCCGTTGACACGAAAAAGGACATGCAGGAAATTGCAGGGAATATCTGTGGAAAAGAACATATGAGATTCCGTGACGAGTGTATTTTGGCGCAGAACAACGGAATTAAGCTATATGTGCTTATTGAAAATACAGACAAGGTGTATTCCGTCAATGATGTATTTACATGGCATAATCCACGAGTGGACCGGTATAACAATATTGCATATATGCACACACTTGGAAAATTGCTGAATGTACCGCTACCGAAAACAAAGCCGACATCTGGCAAGGTATTGGCAAAAGCTATGTTGACAATGCAACTTAAGTATGGCGTTGAGTTCGTATTTTGTCGCCCGGAAGATGCTGGGGCAAAGGTTATTGAATTGCTTGGAGGTAGTGAAAATGGCGGAGAATAAGCGGTATTACTGGCTTAAACTGATGGATGATTTCTTTGACAGTAAAAGAATCAAGAAACTCCGAAGGATGGCAGGCGGCGATACATACACGATCATATACCTTAAGATGCAGTTGTTGTCGTTGAAAAAAGGTGGCTATCTGGAATATTCCGGCTTGGAAGATGAATTTTACAAAGAGATTGCTTTGGATATTGACGAGGACGAAATCAATGTTCAAGTAACGATTCAGTATCTTCTTTCCTGCGGATTGCTTGAAACATCAGATTCCATTGAGTACAAGTTGCCATTTGTGCAAGATAACCTAGGAAGTGAGACTGCAAGTACCAGAAGAAGTCGGAAATCTAGGGAAAATGCACAAAAATCGTTGCAATGCAACAGTGGAGCAACGGAGTGCAACATTTTGCAACAAAATTGCAATGTAGAGATAGATATAGAGAAAGATATAGATACAGATATAGAGATAGAGAAAGAAAATACAAAAGAAAGCGTGCCTGCATCTGATTTGGACTTTGACGCGGAATGGGGATGGGAATACACGATCAATGCATATCCAAAGAAAACGTCGTTAACGTCTGCCAAGGTAGCATGGATGGACAAGCTTTTAGAAGTTATCGAGCCGAACAGGAAAGCCGTTGCAAAGCTGATATATGAGGCTACAGTGGCATATGTTACTGACTATATAGAGAAGAATCCAGATGATACGAACTATCGCTACATACCAAAATACGGAGACTGGCTGAAAGAGGATTGTGATTACTGGATTCGTCAAGTTGAGAAACGAAAGCGAGGTGAGAACAGTTGACGGAAGCAGAAATTGGAGTGATCGGATGTGTATTGATTGACAATGATTCCATGTACAAGGTTTATAACAAATTAAAGCCGGAAATGTTTAGTACGGAATTTTGCCAAGATGCTTTTGCTGAAATGCTTGCCATGTATGATCGCGGAGAAAATATTAATGTCGTTTCACTGTCTCAGACACTTGAAAACCACAAATGGGAGCCGGAAATAATTGCAAGCGAATTGAAAGAATGCATATCTGTTACCCCAGTCTCAACGGCAATAAAAAGTTATGCGGATGCAGTCATTAAGGATTGGCGGGCAAGGGAAACGAAAAATCTTTTCCAGAGAGTGAGCCTTAGACCGTGTGATATTGACAATTCTATAGCTGAAGTTCTCACGAAACTCGAAGAAATCCAAGAAAACAAAACCGTTCACTCAAAAACTATGAAGCAGATTGTTGCAGAAAATAGAGGGAATTATTTCAATGAGCATGTAGGCGAGGGATTGATAAAAACTGGATTTTATCGAACGGATGATTGCTTTGGTGGCTTGGAAGGCGGAGACGTTACTGTAATCGGTGCGAGACCAGGCGTTGGAAAGTCTGCAATCGTTACGCAAATGATCGGGCAGATGGCAGAAAAGGGTTATAACATTGGCTACTATAACCTTGAAATGAACGAATCGCAGGTGTATGAACGTTTCGTTTCTCGAATGTCTGAAATAGGTCTGACAAGAGTTCGCCGGGCAAAAACATTCCTTGGTGGAGAACAAGAAGCTTTTGAGAAAGCGAATGACAAACTTTCTGGGTACAATATCACGATTTCTACCGGAGCAAAATCCGTAAGTGAAATCCGGGCAGAATGCAGGCATCAAAGATATGACGTGATCGTGATTGACTATTTGCAGCTAATCAAAGCCGACCGGAGATTCGGTAACCGTGCATCCGAGGTCGGAGATATTTCAAAAGCTATCAAAGCCTTGGCTATGGAACTGCATGTGCCAATTATCGTACTGTCTCAGCTTAATCGAATATCAGAGATGAGAGAAACAAAAGAGCCAACTATGGCAGAATTGAGAGAATCCGGAGACGTTGAGCAGGATGCATCAAACATTATCTTGTTATGGAATCTTGATGAAGATGGTAAATATAAGGGATGGAAAATTGAAAAACAAAGGCAGGGAACGCATTTAAAAGAAGTTCTCCAATTTGACGGCGATCACATGAGATTCATCGAGCGAACCGAAACCATTGAACAGATTCAAGCACGGATGCGACAGAAAGACGGTTTCCGAGAAGTATGTGGCAGCACACCATTTGATTAAAAGGTGGTTAATTATGGCAAGTAAGAAATTTGAAAAAGGTTCCGAAGAATGGCAGTTTTTTAATGACTATTATAAATTCCGGCAGCAGTTTTATGAAGCTGATAACGAAGATGAGTGGTTCCAAGGAATGATGGAAGCAGGGGAAATGCTAATTAAAAAATATGCACGGACAAATATATCAAAATATGTTCAAAGTCTTGTATTTAGCCATTTTGAGGATGTAGAGAGGAGATGGAAGAACAAATGAGTAATGCACTGGCAAGAAAGAAAAAGCGGATGCAGCCACTTGGATATTCCAAGAGTGAACTGATCGGAATACAGAGACACGCCAAGGCACAAAGCAATGCGGATTATTTGATTACAGAATCTTATTATAACGTTCGCATGATGGCATATCAGGCACTGCATGATATGTTTGGTTTTGGTCAAAAAAGGATTATCAGAGTAGAACAGACGATTGAAACGTATTTAGGAGATACCGAAAAGGATGGAATGTCAGCAGAGGAGCTTGGATATTTCATGAAAACAAAATGCGGTATTGATGTGCGGGAAGAAACCAATAAGATACCGTACCGTGAAAGTTTTTATCTGGTAGAGCGAAAGATCGCACCAAGCTGCATGATACAGGCAAATAAATTTTTACTGGCGCAGGTATTTAATTACTTTGCAATGTTGGGTGTCTGTTTGAAAACAAAGTTTAAGTTCTCTTCCAATCAGATCAGACAGGTGTATGAGAGAATCAGGTATCTGATTAACTGCATTGCTACCGGATATGAAACCATGGCAGGAATTGCAAGTGTACTGGAGCATGAATGTAAGTACATTGACAAGCGGTTTATTGGAAAGACGTATGAAATATAGGAGGAATGGTTGATGGACAAGTTAGTTGTGGAACTGCAGGATGGATATTTTGTGGAGATTGATTTTCTGAATCACACCCTGAGGCAGAGATATACCGGACAGGATAAGGACGGCAACGAAAAAGAGAGTGTTCGAACAATCGGATATTTTGGAGACATGAAGCAGTGTGTTAAGGCTTTGTTAGAGCGTTATCCGATGGAGTTATCTGAAAAGGCACAGATTTCCTTTGATGAATATTTAGAACTGTTGGATAAGGCTTATACGAGGTCAGAACAATTTGTAAACAGTCTTGGAAAATGACGGATGTATAAATTGCACAGAGAAAGCAAAGAGAGACGCAGAATCATAGCAGAGATGGAAAACCGTCAGACGAGAATGCCGAAGCATCCAAACCCGGATGCATTGAGAGATTTTAAGGAAGTACCGTATCAGTTGCGGTATGGGAAGGAGAAGAAAGATGCTGAATAAAGAGAAGTATGCCAAAGAGATCGCAGAAATTGCCTGTGATGGATATAAAGTAGCTATCGTTCATGGAAAACCGAAATCATGTGGAAAATGCATTGATTGTGATTTTTATGGTTGTAACGATTGTACAAAAAAATTAAGGGATTGGGCTGATAACGAATATGGCAAGCCGCCTGTTGATTGGAGTAAAGTTCCTGTTGACACACCGATTTATGTTAGATGCCGTAGCAGCGACGAATGGGAGAAAAAACATTTTGCTAAATTCGAGAACAATTATGTGTATGCGTGGAGCGATGGCAAAACATCATGGAGCACCACTAATGGATCTACAATGGTATGGGAGCATGCCAAGCTGGCAGAAAGTGAGGATCAGAATGAAAATAAGCAGGATTAAAAACAGGATATCTGAGGCAGCAACAGAAGCCTGCGGGTATTCTCCACTAACAAAAGTGGTTTCGGAGGAAGAAATCAACAGGATTTTGGAGCAGGAAAGTGGATGGATTCCAGTAGATGAGCAGATTCCTAATACTGATAAATATATCCTGGTATCGTTTGAAAACTTTACTATTCCAGATATCGGAAGATATGAAACTGATGAAGATGGTAACGGTGCGTTTTATCCGGGGGGATGATGACAAAAGCTATGCAAAATATGGATTATTTGTAAATGCTTGGATGCCACTGCCGGAGTCGTACAGCACAGATGCAGAAAAGCCACATATTGAAAAGCCACAGACCAATGCAGACCGGATCCGGAGCATGACGGATGAGGAACTTTTAGATTTCCTTTGCTCAATCGAAACATATGAGCAGGGTAGTGTAAAGACCATTGAGGGCGGCGTAGCAATGTGTTCTGTTACAGAGGTGGAACAATGGCTTAAGGCAGAAAGTGAGGGATAGCATGGAGAGATTAACAATACGTTCAAAAAACAGTGATATGGTTTGGTTTAAGGATGCAGAGAATGGTAATGCACACCTTGAACCATGTGAAATGACTGCACATCATAATAGAATGGCACTTGATAAGCTTGCCACTTATGAGGATGCCGAGGAGCAGGGAAGAATGATTATTTTCCCATGCAACAAAGGAGACAAGCTCTACGAGTTTTATCGTGAATGTGTAGAGGACAGATTAGGAGCCGGGGAGACACCGGAAGACATCATTGATGTGAGAAAAGTGTATGGTTTTGAATATGAGGATGATGTGTTGTATATCCGAGCTTCTTATCATTCAAACCATTCAGAACTCTGGGGCGGATATGGTGAAGATATGCCAGAGTTTCCGGTAAGTGAGATAGGTAAAACTGTTTTTCTTACATACGAGGAAGCCGAAGCCAAGTTGAAAGAAATGGAGGGGGAAAGCGATGGAGAATAGATTTTTATCCCGTGGAAAGCGGATTGATAACGGTGAATGGATATTCGGAAATTTAATTCGAACAGATGATGGAGTTTACATTATCCAGAATTATGTACCACAGCATTTGATAAAGAACTATGAAGTAGACCAATCTACCGTCTGCCAGTGCACCGGACTTAATGATAAGAACGGCAAGCTGATTTGGGAGAATGACATTGCAAATTGCATGGATGCAGAATGCTGTGGCTACATTAGTTGGAATGAAAGCGAAGCAGGTTTTTACTTTGATGTATTGCTTGAAGATGGAAGATTTGAAGAGGAACATATTTACGATTATCAGGATTGTATGGAGGTGATCGGCAATACAATTGACAATCCGGAACTGTTGGAGGTGCAAGATGCCGAGAACCATAGCGTATAGAGCGGGAGGATTTACAAATTGTGGAATCGGTTACACAAAATTCAGTCAGGAGGAATTGGCAGAAATGAAAGATAGAGTCATGACGGAAAATGAAGCAATTAAGATATTGAGAAAAGATAGTTGCTATGAATGTGCACAAGGTACAGACAGCCCAGTTAATTGTGAATATAGGGAATGCAGAGTTGCGGAAGCTACTAGAGCAGCAATCAAGGCCCTTGAAGAAATCCAGCAGTACCGAGCAATCGGAACGGTGGAAGAATGCCGGGCGGCGATGGAGAAGCAAACGGCAAAGAAAGGAATAAGGGAAAAGATAAAGAAAGGATACAATAGAGGAATGCATCACTATTATTGTCCTGTTTGTTACGAGAAGGGAGATTTAAGAAACAAGTATAATGTCGGGTCATATTGCAGTAACTGTGGTCAGAAATTAGATTGGAGCGATAAAGAATGAGTGAAGAATTGAAACCATGCCCGTTTTGTGGCAGTACAAAACTAAAGATAGACAAAAAATCTGTTTTGGACAGGTACACAGGGCTTGGAGTAAGACTTGAAAGACATACATATTCAGTTAGGTGCAATGTATGTCATGCAAGAGGTAGAAGTATTGGAGGTATTGTCGTTGATGAAAGAGATGCCTTAGCGAACTGTTATAAACATACAACAGATAAAGAATTGGCGAAAAGAGCAATAGCGGGATGGAACAGGAGGGCGAACGATGAGACTGATTGATGCGGATGCACTAAAGAAAGATTTAAAATCGGTTACTTTAAGCAATGGAACTTTAGTAAATACAAATGCAGTATTGTATTTACTAGAAGAATATCCGACGGCTTATGATGTAGACAAGGTTGTGGAGCAGTTGGAAGAAGTTGAAAAAATAATGACATCACCAGTGAACAAAGATTGTTTTGGAGAAGAGTGTAGAGCATCGGACTGCACGGTATGCCTTATTAGTAAAGCAATCGAGATTGTGAAAGGTGGCGGAGTAGATGGTTAATTTTAACGGGTTTGACAAAGGCGTGATCGGGAAACCGCTTCCGGCGGATTCCACACTGAATAACATGAAAAAAGACAGATTGATTGGATTGTTACATATGGCAGAGGAAAATCATAAGGTTTTGGCGAGCGCGTATGCAAATGCTGTTGACGAAAACAAATGCAATAGGTGCCCGCTCATGAGAGCAGCAAAGGAAGTGAGATGCACAGATGTCAATTAAACCGATTTTATTCAACAAACAAATTGGTACCGAAATGGTGAGGGCGATTCTGGACGGGAGAAAGAGTTGTACTCGGCGTATATGCAAAGATGCAAATGAGTATACCGTGCCGGATATGGAATTTTACAATGCTGACAGGCGGACTTATGCAGTACATAACTTTGTTGATAAGGAGCATATGGAACAGTTAAGTACGGCGGAGAGAACCTGTCCTATCTGTACGGGCGATATCCTGTATGTTCGTGAAACATGGAAAGAGGCACCGAAAGGATACTATTACTACGAAGATTGGCAGAAAGATGATATAGCCGATGTTACTAAATGGAAACCATCCATCCACATGCCGAAAGAAGCCGCACGTATCTGGCTTAAGGTTACGGATGTGAGGGTAGAGCGGTTGCAGGAGATAACCGATGAGCAAGCAAAACGTGAAGGCATACAGTATGATGAATGTCCAACAGGATTTACCTGGAAGCAAGAAACAGATATGCATAATTGCTACACAACTCCAATAGGAGCTATGCAAGCATTATGGAATTCCACCATCAGGAAATCCGACATTGACCGCTACGGCTGGGATGCGAATCCGTGGGTGTGGGTAATTGAATTTGAGCGGTGCGAGAAACCGAAAGGAGTGTGAATAATATGCCGAAAGGAACAGAGGAAACCTGTAGCAGTGAATATATGCCGGATTGGCTAAAGAAATGCTTGACCTGTAAACATGCGTATAAGACCAAAGACAACGATCTCGAGTGGAAATGCCGTTGTAGAAATGGTAAATGCAACTACAAAAAATATAAATAATTGATTAAGTTGAGATACTAGGAGGTACAAAGATGCCTAAAGCAGTATTGATTATGGATATGCCGGGATCATGTTTCGGTTGCAACTTTTGCCATATTAACAGCAGTGGCAGAGAAGATCGTTGTCAGGCATTCGAGGTGTCAAGAGCAGTCAATTCCGAAACCTACGAAAAGCCAGATTGGTGTCCGCTCCGGGAACTGCCGGAGAAGATACCAGAGTTAAAAGCCGGTTATGAAGATCTCAGCACATCAATACGTCGGGTGGGTTGGAATGCCTGCTTGGATGAGATTTTAAAGTAAATCGAAATATGAAAATATTTAGAAAGGAGCCGGAACCTATCCGGATAAAAGGCGCGCCGGGTTCCTTTCGAAAAGATGGATTATAAAGATTTTCTAGCAAATAAAAGATTTGTACTGGAAAGTAGCGGATTTGATATTGACAAATCAGAATTGAATCCTATGTTGTATGAGTTCCAGAAAGATGTTGTGAGATGGGCATTGAAGAAAGGAAAAGCGTGTATATTTGCCGATTGTGGACTTGGAAAAACACCGATGCAGTTATCGTGGGCGTATCAAGTACATAAACATGTAGGCGGCAAAATACTGATTCTTGCACCATTGGCGGTAGCAGAACAGACACGACGTGAAGCTGAAAAGTTTGGATATGCTGCAAAGGTAGTAGAGGAACAGTCGCAATGTATTGATGGAATCAATATCACGAATTATGAGAAGTTAGACAGATTTGTTGCGAATGAATTTGTCGGAGTGGTACTTGATGAAAGTAGTATTTTAAAGTCTTATTCTGGCAAAGTCAGAACAGCGATTATTCAGAACTTTCATGATGTGCCGTATAAATTGGCATGTACAGCCACACCGGCACCGAATGATTATATGGAACTTGGAAATCATTCTGAATTTTGCGGAGTTATGACAAGGGCAGAAATGCTTTCAATGTTCTTTGTGCATGATGGCGGTCAAACTTCGAAATGGAGATTAAAAGGACATGCTGTTGATGTATTTTGGCAGTGGCTTGCAACGTTCAGCGTATTTATTGATAATCCGGCAAATACCGGATATGAGGTTTCTGGTTATAATCTGCCACAGCTTGATATTAAAGAAATCATTGTTGACGGAGATGAACCAATCAAGGAAACATTGACACTTACAGAGCGTAGGCAGGCGAGAAAAGACAGCCTTGATCTCAGATGTGAAAAAGCTGCAGAAATCGCAAACAATTCAGATGAACAATGGCTTGTATGGTGTGACCTGAATGATGAAAGTGCAAAGTTGCATGAGGTTATCCACGATTCTGTTGAAGTGAAAGGTTCTGACAAACCGGATCATAAAAGTAATTCAATGATCGGATTTTCAGAGGGGAAAATCAAATGCCTTGTTACAAAACCATCAATAGCAGGATTTGGAATGAATTGGCAGAATTGTCATAATATGATCTTTACTGGACTATCAGATAGCTACGAACAGTTTTATCAAGCTGTGAGACGGTGCTATAGATTTGGTCAGAGCCTGCCAGTAAATGTGTATATCATTATTTCTGCAAAAGAGGGGTGTGTAAAAGAGAACATTGAGAGAAAACAGGCTGATTTCTTGAAAATGCAGCGTGAAATGACGGAACTTACAAAGGAGATTACAAAAAAAGAACTAAAGAGTACGTGCAGAATTATCACACCTTATGAACCAAAAGTATCTATGGAGTTACCAGAATGGGAGGAATTTGATAAATGAATGTATTAGAACAGGTAATTGAAAACAGATATGCGCTTTATAACGGGGATTCATGCGAAATTGCAAAGGCAATCCCAGATAACAGTATACACTATACGATCTTCTCCCCACCGTTCGCAAGCCTGTATACATATTCAAACAGTGATAGAGATATGGGAAACAGTAAAGGGGATGATGAATTTTATAATCATTTTATCTTCCTTGCCAAGGAATTATACAGGGTAACAATGCCGGGAAGATTGCTTTCTTTCCACTGCATGGATCTGCCACTTATGAAAGAGCGAGACGGAGTTATCGGCTTGAAAGATTTCCCGGCGATTATCCGGCAGATTTTTGAGGATTGCGGATTTATTTATCACAGTAAGGTCACAATCTGGAAAAATCCGGTCACTGAAATGCAGAGAACAAAAGCGTTAGGTTTGTTGCATAAACAGATAAGAAAAGACAGCACAATGAATCGACAGGGCATACCTGATTATATCATTACACTACGGAAGCCAGGAGAGAACCCGGAGCGAGTATCACATACACACGAATCATTCCCGGTTAATGTGTGGCAGAATTATGCAAGTCCAGTTTGGATGGATATTAGGCAGAGTGACACTTTGCAGAAAAAATCTGCCAGAGATGATAAAGATGAACGGCATATTTGCCCTTTGCAGCTTGAAGTGATTCAGAGATGTATCGAGTTATGGACAAATCCAAATGACATTGTATTAGATCCATTTGCAGGGATTGGGTCTGTACCATACACGGCTGTAAAAATGGGGCGCAGGGGAATTGGCGTTGAATTGAAAGAAAGTTATTATAATCAGGCTGTAAATAACCTTGAAATAGCAGTGAAGGGAGATGTTATGGAATGTCCAGTTGGTCAAATGAGTATCGAAGATTTTTTAACGGCGAACCCTGCATAAGACAAATGAATTTCGAGGACTTCCCGGATGTGATGCCATGAAAGATAGCCCAGAGAAGAAAGTAAAACAGTATTGTGTAAAAATCCGAAAAGAGATACAGCATTGGAAGGATATAAACCAGAATGGATGTAATGATCCGTTCTGGTCAGATGGCTGCAACATGAATCTGACACGGAAACATATCATTTATTATCAGTCAAAGATCCGCGAGGCCTGCACAGAAAATCAGTTGCCATTACCGGAGGAATGTTATTTTTCCATACCGCCGGAAGTGGACAATAATTATATGGCGAATCTTAAGCAGAAACCACGGGTTGAGAGATTATGCCAGTTGGGAAGAATCACAACCGGACACGCTTATCAGTACGACGAGAACCAGATGAGTTTATTTTAGAACCAGATAACAAAACCTTGCAATCATCATACCACCTCCCGTAATAGTATATGCTGCGGAGGTGGGAGATGATATGGAAAGAGAGGGGCACAGATGGATTGGAATTATGACATGGACAGTTGTCCGTTAGATACAAAGGTTTTCTTATTGTCAGCAAACGACAACCTACTTTTGCCACAGCGTGAATTTGTTGGCACTCTTATGCGCAAAGGACATTCTGTTACAAGAGGTAAGTGCTTTAGTGGAGATCCAGAGTATTTTTATAGAAGTAAAATTGTTGCGTGGAAGAAATATAATGCAGAAAGAGAGGAATAATTGCATGAAGTATACGGTAGAACTGACAGAAAACGGAATTAATGAAACATTGGAATTGAATGGAATAACTTACAGAAAAGAATGGACAAGGTTGGAAAATGGTTTACTTCAGTGCTCACAGAAAGATTTCTCGGAGCAGATGAGAGAGAATGGACATGATGGAGACCTTATAGAGAGAGTAGCAGAAGTATTTGACAGCTTTTTGGCAGGAGACGTAGATGATATCAGGGATTGTTATGATTAAGGAGAACGTGTAATTATGCTCAATAGCAAGGTATATACAAAAAAGTGCGTGATCTGCGGAAAAGAATACAAATCAATATCAGTCAGAGCACTTACCTGTGGGAAGCAGTGCCGGAATGAGTACCACAGAAGAAAATATAGAGAAAAGAGAAGTATTAAAACGTGCAATAACAATAGCATCAGTGAAGTTTTGGAAAAGGCACGTGAAGCCGGAATGAGTTATGGAAAATATGTGGCAATGATGGACGGTACACCGAAGATCTGGCAGGGAGAAGAATAAAATATTGGAGGATAGTGGCTTATGAAGTTTTCAAAACTGACTAAGCCAGAGCTTGAAACAATTATTGAAAACGCCAATTTCACGGAGCAGGAAGAAGAAATATTTTATCTTCTTGCCCGTGGACTTATTTCAAAAGAAATAGCCATGAGACTATGCATATCAACAAGAACAGTGGAAAGAAGAATTTTTGATATTAAACAGAAAGTAAAAAAGTTAGAAGGTGAGTTAAACGGGAAATCTTTCAAATAGTGAGTTGTTGAATATTGCCATCGAAAATGGTATTATCAACATAGACACCATTCAGAAAAAAATTGAAATGAACGAAAGGAAAAAATTTATTGAAAAACACACTTACAGCATTTGGCAAGGAAAAGATGGAAAGTTTTACACATATTTGCCAGATGAAGATAATAAGAGAGGAAAGAGACTTGTAAAGAGAACATCTGAAAAAGCAATTGAAGATGAAATAGTAAAGTTCTATAAAGCTAAGGAGGATGAACCTACAGTTATTCAGGTATATTCTAATTGGATTTCTGAAAAACTTGAATATGGTGAAATAACAAGACAGACAAAGGACAAGTACGAGACAAATTTTAAAAGATTTTTTGAAAATAAGTATTTGCCGATTGAAAATAGAAAAATCCGGTACATTGATGAAGAAATATTGGAATCATTCATAAAAACAGCTATTTCAAAACTGGAACTTACGCAAAAAGCTTATTCTGATATGCGGATATTGATTAACGGAATTTTCAAATATGCAAAGAAAAAACATTATACCAGCCTGAGCATAACCAGTTTTATGGGTGATTTGGAAATTTCGGAAAAGTCATTTAAAAAGAACCATAAGTCAGACTGCGAATTGGTATTTTCTAAGGATGAGGAACTTTTAATTGAACGATTTGTAATGGAAGATGAGCCTACATTGATAGAACTTGGCATTATTTTGGCATTTAAAACAGGATTGAGAGTTGGGGAAATATCTACCCTCTCATGGTCTGATGTCGGAGAAAATAAGATACATATATCAAAGACAGAAATAAGATATAGAGATGATAATGGCAAATATGTATTTGATGTTCAAAATTTTCCTAAAAGTGATGCCGGGTTTAGAGATGTTATAATTACCGCAGATACCAAAGAACTTATGAGAAAAATAAAAATGCTCAATCCATTTGGGCAATATATTTTTATGAAAAACGGTAAACGAATAAAAGGTCAGGCATTTACAAGGCGGCTATATGTGATATGTGATAGAATAGGAATTGGTGAACGTTCAATTCACAAGGCAAGAAAGACATATGCAACAAAGTTGATAGATGGAAATGTTCCAGAATCGGTAATAAAAACACAAATGGGGCATACAGATATCAGAACAACTCTCGATCATTACTATTTTAATAACAAGACAGAGAGTGAAATGCAGGAATATATTGCAAAAGCATTATCAATGTAAAAGGTAACACGAGGTAACACCTTTGGAGATAAAGAAATTCAGTATTTATGCGGGTTTGAGAGAATTGATACCGAGTTCGAATCTCCCTTCCGCTACTATTTTTTAAAAATTGAAAACCTTGTGAAGCCTTGATTTTACTGGAAGAAAGGAGATTCTGAATGGTGTCTTTTCTGAAAGTCAAAATCAAAGGTAACACCAAAGGTAACACGAACAAATGTACGGACGCTTAATGCGTTCTTTTTTTTTGTATTTTTTGACGGCAAACTGTCGGAATCGTGACGGTTTTGCCGCCTTTTTTTATGCAAAAATATAATCAAAGGGAGGGATGGTGGTGTTTTCAGATGAAGTTCTTGAAAAAATTTTTGCCAGAAAAGAGTTACAGTCCTTGGACTTGTCAACGCAGTCGTCTATCATACACGCAATAGAAGATGTTTTAGAGGAGGTCAAACAGGATGAATATGAGCGGAGCATACCAGAATCCGATTTATAATCAGCAGATGCAGCAATACGGGCAGCAGTACGCATACAATCCGTATATGAATCAGCCACGCATTGATAATACACAAAATTATATGCAGGCACCGCAGCAAATTCAGCAGCAGATCCCGGTTCAAACTTTTGGCATAAATGGAAAAGTAGTTCCGGCGGTAGAAAACATCACTGCCAATGATGTGCCAATGGATGGCAGCGTTGCATTTTTCCCAAAACAGGATATGACAGAAATATACGCTAAAAGTTGGAACGCAGATGGCACAATTCGCACAATCGTTTTTAAGCCAGTTTCGCATGATACTGTTAGCAATTTATCGCATGATACTGAAAAATTGAAATTTGACCTATCAGACGAGTGCACAGGTGCATTTATGCAGAAGTTTGATGAACTTTTTGGGAAGATTGAACAGATAGAAAACCGATTAGATAAAATTCCAAGCAGTCAAAGAAAAACTTCACAGGTAAAAAAGGAGAGTGATCCAGAATGAATCCGGCACAATTATTGTTAAATCAAATGATGAATTCTCCGCAGGTTCAAAACAATCCTATGGCAAAAAATGCCATGCAAATGTATCAAAGCGGAGATACAGGTGGACTTAAGACAATGGCAGAGAATCTCTGTAAAGAAAGAGGAATTACGGTAGATGAAGCAAAACAGAAAGTTATGAGCATGTTTAATCATTAGTACATTTTGGGGTGCGCGCAAAATAACCGGTTATCCCATTTGTAAATAGATCAGATGGAGGTAAACAAAATGTTTAATGGAAATGCAATGCCTAGTCTTGCTGATATTGCAGCAGTGACAGGAAACGGAAGAAACAATGATGGCATGTGGGGCGGCGATGGCTGGTGGGCTATCATTATCTTCGCTATGATTTTTGGCTGGGGCGGCTTTGGCGGCAATGGCTGGGGAGGAAACGGAGGTATGGGAGCGACAGCATCTGCATACACCGACTCTGCAATTCAGCGTGGGTTTGACACGCAGGCTATCATCGGAAAGTTAGATGGTATCACAAATGGTCTCTGTGATGGATTTTACGCACAGAATACCGCCGTTATGAACGGTTTCCATGGTGTAGACAATGCAATCTGCAACCTTGGCTACCAGACACAGCAGGGATTTAATACCACAAACGTGACACTTATGCAGGCGCAGAATGCTTTACAGTCCCAGTTGGCTAATTGCTGCTGCGAGACCAGGGAAGCTATCCAGGGTGTAAACTACAATATGTCACAGAACACCTGTGCACTGCAGAACACCATGAACAGCAACACAAGAGACATTATCGACAGCCAGCAGGCAGGAACAAGGGCAATCCTTGATTACCTGTGTCAGGAAAAGATTTCTTCCTTACAGGCAGAAAATAATGACTTAAGAAGAGCCGCATCACAGGATCGCCAGTCTGCATTGCTCACTACTGCAATGTCAGCGCAGACACAGCAGATCATCAACGCTGTAAATCCGGCTGCAATCCCGGCATATGTTGTTCCAAATCCTAACGCTTATGCGTATGGCTGTGGATGCAACACAGGATGTAGCTGCTAAAAGTAGCTGCTACACAAAATTGAATAATTGAGTATCTTAATTGAGTTTAACTCGATTATGTCTGCTGTGCAGTATTGCTTATAAACACAAAGGGCAGACTATAATGTTTGCCCTTATTTTTGAAAGAGAGGTAAATAATTATGGCAGAATTTACAGGAATTGCAATTCAAACTGTTGCGCAGGGAGAAGATGTGGCATTTACAGAAACTCAGGCAAGCGCAACAAAATGTATTGTTCATAGACAGGGAAGCGGCATTGTTAAATTGAGAGGACTTACAAATCAGTGCCGGGCAAGATTTTTGGTATCTTATTCCGGGAACATTCAAATTCCTACCGGTGGCACAGTTGAAGCTATTTCACTGGCTATTGCAATTGACGGAGAACCGTTGCAGTCAACTCGAATGATTGTTACACCGGCGGCAGTTGAAAACTTCTTTAACGTTTCGGCGCAGGCATATGTGGACGTTCCTCGCGGTTGTTGTGTTACGGTAGCGGTACAGAATACGTCTACGCAGTCAATCGAAGTTCAGAACAGCAATTTAATTGCAGTCCGGGAAGCGTAAGGAGGGCGGTTTTATGGATATTAAGAGAATGCACGAAATGATTGAAAAACTGTCTGAAAGCGCAGAGTGTGAGTTTGCAAAAGGTATCGAATGTGTAGATACAGAAGAGATGGGAAAAGTCACGGACATGCTTAAAGACCTTGCGGAAGCCATGTATTACCGGACGCTTACAAAATCAATGGACGAAGCAGAACCAGAGCAGGTTCTTGATATGTTTGAGCGTTACGGAGACGGCAGACGGTATTATGATCGTTACCGGTATGCAAACGGCAGATTTGCCCCAAAAGGAAGAGGTACGCGCCGCGGATATGAAGAACCTCCATACTGGCACATGACACCGGAAATGTACCGGGAAATGGAACACGACCGTGATATGGATCTTTCTTCCGGCAGAATGTATTATACCGAGCCTAAAATGACACCAGATGGTGGAATGCGTGACCGCAGAGAGGGAAAAAGTGGAATGAGCCGAAGAAGCTACATGGAAAGTAAAGAGCTTCACAAGGGCAATACGCCGGAGGACAAGGATGCAAAGATGCATGACCTTGAAAGATACATGAAAGAGCTTTCGGAGGATATGGCGGAGCTTATCTCTGACATGACACCGGAAGAGCGCACGATGACAAAAAGCAAGCTGTCAACGCTTGTTTCCAAAATGTAATGGCAGGGGCAGAAATGCCCCTGTTTGTTTGAACATTGACAACTGAATATCAGCTAGTGATTTGTGGATTTGGAAATTTTTCAAAAAGGTATTGACTTTTTGTGCGTACTATTATATATTAAATGTGCGTACAGAAAGAAGGTGCTGAGAATGTCTCCACGCACAGGCAGACCTAAAGTTGACAATCCTATGAATGAAAGACTTTATGTTCGAGTATCGAAGCAAGAAAAAGATGAAATTATGAAATTTTCATCAGAAAGTGGATATTCCATATTAGAACTTATAAGAGCGGGGATTGAAAAGCTAAAAGGTCAAAAAAAATAAGAAGTTGCCACGCTACCAACGAAAACAACTTCTTATCAACCGAGATAACTCTCTGTGAAATATTTTATCATAGAGAGTATCTCTTTTCAAGAAAAAATTGAAAGGCAGGAAAAATCTATGAGAGAAATGTATATTGAAGAAATTACCAAAAATCTGAATGTACTCAGCGAACACTTTTTAAAATGTGTGTGGATTTTTACAAGTAACCTTGCATCCGACAAGAAAGGCGGTGCGAGATGAAAGAACAGCTGATAACGGAAATCCAGAACATACAGGACGAAAAATTTTTGCATTTCATTTTGAACACGATACTTTCATTCAAACAGAAATGGGGGATTTGCTGATGAACAATATTCATATGAAACAATTAGAACAGACGTTAACCAGTATGGAAGTTTCGGAAATGGTTGGGAAAGAACACGGAAAATTATTGAAAGATATACGGCGATATACATCGCAAATCGCCCAAGCCAATATTGGCTTGGGCAACGAGAGCAAAATTGCGTTGGTTGATTTCTTTCGAGAAAATACATATAAAGATGCTAACAACCAAAGCAGACCTTGCTATGACATCACGAAGAAAGGATGCGAATTTATCGCCCACAAGCTGACAGGAGTAAAGGGAACGGCTTTCACAGCTCAATACATCAATCGCTTTCACGACATGGAACAGGCTCTGAAAAATCCGCAGGCTGAAATTCCGGATAAAGACCCGTTTTCACACTGGAGCATCGTAAAAAAGATAGAGAGTGGTAAATGGTTTAATAAAAATAACTGGAAACTCAAAATTATCTGTGACCGGTTCGGATGGACGAGAAAATTTTTATATCACAAAATTCTTGTGGAATTGTCTGATTTACATAACTTAGAACTTGTGGAAAAGTTCTATACAGTCACATATGGGCATAAACCGGAGTACAAGATGGACTTGCTAGACTACAGCAAAGAACTTGCTGGAACAGCAACAAGGTACATTAATTATTTGTTGATTGAAGAGCAAGAAGAATAACTTTAAATTTAGAAATCACTGGCTGATATTTGGCTGGTGGTTTCTTTTTTTGGAGGTAAATATGTTTGTGATAAATGGTATTGAATGGAAAATAGAATTTGTTCACGGCGCAAGTCATAAATTAATGCGCTCTGATGGCTCTACCAGCCTTGCTGTAACAGATTGGAATGATAGGATAATATATGTTTCGGATAAACCAGAAAATGGCTATTTGCGCAAAATACTGGCTCATGAACTTTGTCATTGTTTTTGCTTTTCCTATAACATTCATATGCCGATTGAGCAGGAAGAGTATCTTGCGGACTGGATAAGCCTGTACGGTACTGATTTGATCTATCTTTTGGATGATCTGATGTCAAACATTGATTGGAGGGCAGCATAGTGGACAAAATAGATGAATTGCTGCGGTATATTCACAGAACAAACCCGGAAATGACAAGGGAAAAGCTGATAAATGAACTAAGCAGAAGTGATTACGCCGCACGTTCTTTGCTTTTCACAAAAGAAGTTGTTTGTCAAGAAGAAAAATAGTAAAATGTTTTTGGGGTGATAGTATTGTACAATGGATGTCATACATCTTTTGATGTTATGAAAGAATATATGATCTATGGAGCGGAGCTTGATGAAAAATATCAGATCCCGATTGTCCCGGCATGCAGCTTGGATTATTTGCCGGAGGACTCCATAGATTTTGGAGAGAGCTTTTCACAAAAGATAAAAGGGCATAGAAAATTAAATGTGAATTTTTATATTGACGATTCAAAGTTTCAAAGACTGTGGAATAACCCGGATAAATACATGGAACACTTGAAGTGTTTCCATTCGGTCTGTATGCCGGATTTTAGTATTGCTACAGGCGATTGTGGTATGCCGTTTGCTTTGAATCTATATAACGTGTACCGGAACCATGCGCTTGCACATTATATGCTGCTGAACGGGATCCGTGTTATACCGTCCGTAGGCATCCCGGACAAAGACAATTATGATCTTTGCTTTGCCGGGTACAGTAAAGGCGGTGTGATCGCTGTATGCACAAATGGAAGAGTGCGGGCAAAGGCAGCTCGGATTGAGTTTTGCGAGGGATTCAAAGTTATGATCGACATGTTGCAGCCACATACAGTGTTGATCGTCGGGAAGATACCGGATGAATTAAACACCGATGTAAAGATTGTAAATTATAAATCACGCAACCAGAAAGTAAATGAGGGATTTTCAAATGGGAACAAGAACAACAAAATCACAGAAAAAACAGAAACAGACTGAGAGTCAGAGGAAGAGAAGAGAACGAATTAGTCAAATTTCACAAGTTGCGAAATGACGCATAATAATTTACTGTGCATATTGTCTTTTCACAGTTTGAATCTCATTTTTCAACTTTTGAATTTTTTCTTCTTGGAAAATGGCTCGATTTTGAGATAAGAAATCAGAATTTTCACGCCCCGGCGGTCTGCCGGTGATTCTTCAGATGCTTACTGGATGTATGTCGGTGGAGTGTGCCCGGACAAGATAAACGCAGCATTTACAGGTTCGCGACGTCGTAAAAGCGATTTACAGGCGTTTCGTGCTGTGTATATATAAAAGTACTGCATTGCCTTGCGCGAGCCTCAAAATGGCTTATACGTGTTCACTTAAGCGCATTATATGACCGGGCGCGTATCTTGTCAAGCTACAATATATCCGGACACCGGAAAAAGCCGGGATGATCCCGGCTTAAAACGCTATATTCTCTGCATAATCACTAATCGCGATCGCAAGCTCTTTTTCATCTTCAAAAACAATGTAAACCCGGATCCCCTGATCTGTCACATTTCGGATTTCTATTTTGTTGATAAAAAATGCAGCTCTGTTTTCATAAATGTTTAAAAACGGCAGGTTCTCGTTTTTAATTCTATCACGCGCTTCATCACATGATTTTTCTAATTCCTTGATCTGTTTTTTCAAATTTTCTAATTGTGTCATTTATAAATCAACCATCCTTTCATCATGTGCCCTGTCTCATCAGTGCAGGTGGGGCAGTTCCGGCAGACGGTGGAACTTCCACCGTTTCGACTAATTAGCGCCGTACAATTTAGTTGATTTTCTAAAGGTCTTAATAACTCCGCCCGGCGTCCCGTCTTTCTTTGTCCTCCAGTGTGCCGGAAAACTCGAAAAGTCGGAGCAGAGACGAACCGTTATTGTTTTTTCTGTCTCTTTGACGATTTCTACAACATCAAACAGAAAGCCGTCTGACTCTGCTAATTGTGTGCCTATTTTTATATCACTTGCTTTAATAATCATGTGAAAACCTCCTTTATGTGTGCTTGTCTCATCAGTGGCAAGGTTGCAACCCTACGCCAGACCGCCGCGCGGGCGGTTTCGACTATGCTATGCAGATTTCAAACACATCGCCTTGGATATGTTCAAAATCGACCTTTTCAAAAATCCCGATGCCGTAAAAGTCGGCTGTAAGTGTTCCAAAGTGGTTATATTCCCAGTTGATGCCGTTTTTTTCAAATTCCTGAATCGCATTACTGTTTTTATTTCCGGATTCCCAATTAATAAATAATCCTGTTCCTCTCATGTTTACGCCTCCCTCTCAATTTCTACTTTCTCAATTCTTCCGGCTTTCATTTCTTCGATGATCGCCTCCAGCTCGTCAAGGATATTTCCCTCTTCTGGTTGCTGAAAAGTGTAAGTATCATTTATCTTTCCCTCAATTTTAATTTTAACTTTCATGATCGTTCCCTCCTGTTTTTGTGTTTTTTGTTTTCCTGTTGAGATTATAATACACGATAATAGACTAAATAGCAATTGACAAAATACACAATAATAGACGAAATAAAACAATGGTTTGTTGTGCAACATGATACATGAAAATAGACGTTGACATGATATGAAAAATCTATTATCATATATAAAAAGAAAAGAGGTGTAAAGATGGCTAACTATGGAGATAATGGAAGAATAGACTTTTCTAGGCTGTGGCAGATTATGGATAAGAAGGAACTTAATAAGCAGTGGTTAAAAAATAATGGAATACATTCTAACACTGTGGCAAAATTGACAAAGAATGAAAATGTGACTTGCGAAGTTATATGTAATTTATGCAAACTTTTAAATTGTCAACCAGGGGACATCATGGAATATAAAAGAGGGTGATTGTTTGAAAAAGAATATTGTTTATCCAGAAAATAGAAATGGTGGTATATATGCCATAATAAATAAAGATAATGGAAGAATTTACATTGGAGAAACAGAGAACTTGAGAAAAAGAGCAAAAGCACATGTGAATTTATTAAAAGCTGGAAATCATTACTGTAAAGACCTTCAGGAAGATTATGACAATAATTTTAAAATTGAAATTATTGAATTATTAGAAATTCCCGGGCAATGTAAAAGTGAAGAAAGACTTTGCGCCGAAGATTATTATATAGCTTGCTTGCAGCAGAAAGGAGTAAACCTGTATAACAGTACAAGGGATAAAAATTGCAAGGAGAATTTTTTTGTTTTATCATGTAGAATAGATAAAAGAATAACTGATATTATAAAAAATATAAATACATGAAAATAGACTATTGACAAATACATGATAATAGTCTATTATAATCTTATCGAAAGGCAATGAACCAGTACGCAGGAGGGAACGGATATGAGATTTGACACTGATACGTTAAAAAACAGATACCAGACATGCAGATCATACCTTGAAAAAAGATGTGAGGCATTGCCGGGACAGATTGAAAGAAAGTTTAAAAACGTCTCATGTTATCATGAAGCATCAACGTGTTTCGGCATGAGCAATTATATCAATGTCGAGATACAGGACGAAAACGGCGATTATCTTGACAGCTTCGATCTGAGAATTTCAGATCATTCCCCGACGGGTTCCGGGGAGAGCTGCGATAAGTATATTTATATCGACGGTAAAGAGTGGGCGGAGATAAAGAAAGAAGTGCTGGAATACATTGCGACACGTCTTGAAAATGAGAGATAAAAAAATGAAAAAGGTTGATTTGAAAGGGTTTGAAACCGGGCGTCTTAAGGTTGTTGAAAAAGCCGGTAAGGACAAGAACGGGCGCACATTATGGCGGTGCGCCTGTTCATGTGGCAATGAATGTTTTTATATCACGTCACGTTTAACTGGCGGTTATGTGCAGTCATGCGGTTGTCTCCAGCGTGAACGCGCCGCGGAGTCGATCAGCATCGCAAGGGATAAACTTATACACGAAAAAGGTAGTTGTTTAAATTCATACAACGCCCCGGATAATAAAAACAATTCATCCGGTATAAAGGGCGTTTATTATTATAAAAAGAGTGACAAATGGTGTGCACAGATTAAATTTTCCGGTAAAAATCATAATTTAGGACTTTATATTAATAAGGCGGATGCGGCAGCGGTAAGAAAAGCCGCTGAAAATTTCATAAAAGAAAATCACGATGTACCGGATAAAATAAACAGGTTTTTCTTGAAAAAGGAATATCTGGCGGCGTTGGTTAAAAAATTTTTACGGCTTGAAATATAGCCGCCTTTTTTGTGCAAAACGTAGAAAATCTTTGTAAGAATTTCATAAAATTTCAAGAATGATGATTTTATTACGGACAAGGTAAAATGATAGAATAGTATTAGTTTTGTTGCAATGCAACACATCTGCAACAAATTGCAACATTTTTGCAACGTAGAGTAAGACACTAGAGTTAGAGAAAGAGTATATTCTCTCTCGTAATATTAAAAATATATATTATAAATAAGGCAGTATATTTATATAAATAATATATATAATATACGGGCTTAAAATTTAATTTTAAAATATACCTTGACAAGAAAATGATAGAATGATATTGTTTAATTAAATTAAAAACGCATTCGGGCAACGGGCAGAGTTAAATAGATTTGTCGAGGTCCCGAAAGAAACGGACTTCATGCAGCCGGTACAGTCGAGATCATCATGATCTGATTGTATCAGTTGCATTTTTTATTTTAAGTATTCCAGTACTGGAGAGAGGAGATATATAACATGTCAGCAGTTGAAATGCAGAAAGTAAATAATACAGTTGATGTTTTTAAAGATGACATTGACATGTATATAAATCTCTGGATGGAAGAGAGGAATATAGAGGATTTATGCAAAATATCACAGAATAGATGGTATAACTGCTGTAAATATGTCTATGAGAATGTATTTAAAGTTAATCCAAAGTACTTAAAGGATGATAATAATATTAATAATGCCTATGATACAGATAAGGTTAACGAGGTATTAGATATATATATAGACCTGTGTAATGACTACGAGAAAGTAGTGAATATTGTTGGATTTACATTCTTTACCGGAATACATAGAGATACGTTAAATGGCTGGGTTAATGGCGTGCAGCTAGGCTCTTCAGGTTCCGACATTTGCAAAAAACTTGACGAAATGCGTGAGGAAAGTTTGGTAGGTTTACAAGTTTCCGGCAAAGGAAATCCAATGAACTACATGCCATCACTCAACAAGTATTGTGGTTTCAATATGCCGGGCGTTAGAGATCAGGGATCCAGAGCAAGAGCGCTGACAGCCGAAGAACTGCCACGTCTTGGGGCTAATAATTGTATAGGATTGCCGAACAACTCCGACAATTCTGGTTGAAAAAAGCTAGAAAAACGCAATAGACAATTCAAACAATTTAAAGCCCAGTGTTTAATGGTCTTAAGGCGCATTAAATCGTTGATACATTACGCAAAACAAGGGTTTTGCGAATAGTTGTAAAATACGAATGGAATTGAACGAACAATTCAAACAATTTATCAATGTTCAAAGCATGATTCTGCATGGAGGGGGAGGGGGTTTGATAGGTTGAGAAAATCAGCGCTACTAAGTCCTTTAAATATCCTCAAAAACAAAAAGAGATTGGATGGAAAAGTATGAGAGTAGTATCACAAAGCAAAGACGTTTCGCTTGATTTTGACCGAGCGGTATTCACAGCAAATCATGGAATGATAACTGCTATGGTTGATGGAAAAACGTTTACCATTGGGACGTATGCAAATTTAGGTAGAGAAAAAGAAGTATTCTCTGATATGCACAAGGCATTTTCGGCTTTTCAAGTTATTAGCACAAACATGGATAAACAACAGGTGGCCGAAATGTTTGCAGTATCTAAAAACATATCGATCAGATGCGTTGAGATGAATGATCCTTGTATGGGAATAACTGTATTTGATAACATGGTCTATTACATGCCGGAAAAGTAGTGTTAATATAGCGCTATCGCCAAGCGGTAAGGCACTGGATTTTGATTCCAGTATTCGCAGGTTCGAATCCTGCTAAAGAAACTTGTGAGAGGAAAACAACCATGGTAATTATTAAAACGATTATATCGACGCTGGATGTTATTTTTATGCTGATACTATTTGTATCTGGCAGAGAATCCAAAGACAAAGAAACAGCAATTGCATTATGGGTACTTGTGATGTTGCTGTTGCTGAACATGTTTCTGATGTGGAGGTAACAGAATGTTTTATAGTCCAATATTTGGTATTTGCTTTCAGCTGCCTATCATTTGTGCAGAGGAAAGAGCAATCTTTTCATTCTTCCATGCTCTATTGTACACTCCTGCGTGGTGCAAATCCACGCCACATCAATTTTGTATATCCGCTTAGTAAGGTGCTTTAATTAGAGGTATGAGCATGATTTTAAACTGTGTAAATTGTGGCGCACCAATTGAAAGTGACAAGAAATCGTGCCCTTATTGCAAAACTCCATATGGTTTACGTACAAAGATAGAACTGGAACCATATATTGATTCAAACGGAATGATTTGCAGACATGAACCGGAAATGATAGAAGTAACAACTTTGGAAGATTGTGAACATAGGTTTATTAGGAAGTAATTGAAATGTGTGATTTTTGCAATGGGAAAGAATCATATAAAACTGCATATGGAGAATTTAAAATCAAAAAATTGGGCTATATAAATGTTATTCAATGCCATATTGATAAATGTCCACAGTATGCTAAATGTTGTAGCAATGGAATGAACGTAGCGATAGCAATGGAAATTGAATTTTGCCCGATGTGTGGTAGAAAGTTGGTGGAAGAATGACATGCTATGAATGTGCTTATTTTGGAATTGAATGGAATGAATTTTTGAAAAAAACGATAGAATTTTGTAACCATCCAGAAAAGTATATTCCTCCAGTAGGATTTGCTTATAAAGAACACGATTGCGAATTTTTCAAAAACAAATCTGGGATATCAAAATGGGACTCTTATTCAGAAAAAGAAAAAGAACAGGCATTGAGGTATTTTCGTGAAAACTATCACAAAAATCCTATTGAAGGTTTAACATGCGAGGGGGCTGAAATGAGTTTCATTGAATATCTAAAAAATGTTGATGCAAACTCATAAGGAAGAGAAGGAGTGTATGAAGCATGATTGTCAATATCAATAACAGCACATACGAGATGAACAGCAAACAGTACAAAGCAGTTCTTGATACGGCGAGCAAAGCGGTTACCTGCGGCATATACGCCATTGAGAAGAACAAGGTAGCAATCATGCTTCGAGAGGAATATAAAAGCAAGGAAGAGCTGAAACAGGCAGTTGGTAATTATACGGCGAAAGGGTTCAAGGTGCATTGGAAATGAAGAAAACACGTTCAAAAATCATAATCAAAACTAGAAAAGGCGGTTACACAAAGATTTATGCTAACGGAAAATGGCAAAAGGGAGTGTATAATATTGATTTCCATGCTGACTGCACGCCATTGAGATACCCATACATAAAAATTTCTTGTGAATTTGATAAGTATAAGACTGATAAAAACGGTTCGGTTATTTACGACCCGGAAAAAGAAGAAATTGCAAAAGAACACGTAGTTGCAAGAATTTAGGGAGATATTGTGAAAATATCAGAAATCTCTATTATAACTGCTTTGTAGAAAGTATTGAGGATATTGATTAGATGATATTACCGGCTAACAAATGGAGTTAGTCGCTAACCAACAAAAATTATTGGCAGAGGTCTTAAGGCACTTCTGCTTTTGCGGAGGTGCTTTTCTTTTGGCAAGTTCAAGCCTAATTTCCACAGTAAATGGATATGAAAATTACATACAGGTGCATGGCGTTGATGAACAGGTAATAGATGCCATGGAAGAAGCGGCAAGGGTAGCCATTCTGACGGAAAAGGATGTTGAGTATGGATTAAAGGTTTCTGCCAGAGCGAAAGAACTGACGGAGCAGTTTATCTTTCAATCCACTGGCGGTACACCGTGGGATTTAGAGAAATATTCATTCCAAAACAAGGTATCTTATGAAATTCTGGACAAATACTACGGAATTTTGCTTTTAGAAGCGCAAAACAAAGTTGTGGATAGTGCTTTCCAGTATTTGGAGAAGAAGAGAGAGCCTAAAGAGCGGTTTTACATGCCAAGAAGAAAGCAATTCTTAAAAATCGGACTCATAGATGCGCTGCAAGGCATGATTGATGATAGATATGACATCCTGTGCGTATCCCTTGTTCCAGGTGCGGGTAAAACAACGGTTGAAAAAATGTTTCACGCGCTTGTTGCCGGATGGTTCCCTAGAGATTTCAGTCTTTTTTATTCGCACAGTGGAGATATCACCAGAATGTACTATGACGGTGTGTACGATATTGTTACAAATACGGAAGAATATACATGGAATGAAATTTTCCCGGATCTTTCAGTGACAAGCACAAATGCAAAGATGGAGCAGTTTAATGTCGGGAAGTACAAATCGTTTCCATCCGTACAATGTACGTCTGTTGGTAGTAAGAATGCAGGTAAAGTAAGGGCTTCTAAGTTTTTACTGGTTGACGATATGATAGGCGGTATCGAAGAAGCAATGAATCCCATTATCCTTGATAAATTGTGGGATAAATATGCCGTAGATGCCCGCCAGAGAAAGATACAGGACACGGACGGCAAGAACTGCAAGGAAATACATATTGCCACAAGATGGAGCGTACACGACGTCATAGGGCGCATCCAAAATATGTACGAGGGAAATCCGAGAGTAAAGGTTATTGCGGTACCGGATGTAGACCCAGTTACAGGAGAAAGCAACTTTGACTATGAATTTTCTGGGTTTACGAAAGAATTTTTTGAAGACCAGCAATTATTGATGGACGACATATCATATCGCTGTCTCTACAAACAGGAGCCGATTGAGCGAGAGGGATTGCTGTTTCCGGAAGATAAAATACGCCGGTATCTTAATTTGCCGCATGGAAAGCCAGAAATTGTAACCGGTCAATGCGATACAAAGGGAAAAGGAACGGATTACTTTGTTTTGCCGGTATTGCAAAAATACGGAGAGGATTACTACTGTGTAGATTGTGTTTGCGATAACACGGCAGATTATGAGATGCAGTATGAAAATGCAGCAAATGTTTTGACAAACAACAAAGTGCAGGAATGTGAATTTGAGAGAAACGCCGGCGGAGACCGTGTCGCAATGGAAGTAAACAAGCGTGTCGAAAAAAAAGGATGGATATGTAACATTACTGACACACCGACGGAGACAAACAAGGAAGCAAGGATTTTCCAGTGCTCTAACTGGATATTACAGCACGTTATATTTAAAGACCAATCATTATATAAGCAAAATGAGCCATATGGAGTAATGATGTCTCTTCTCAAGAGATATTCAGTGTCCGGTAAAAAGCAGTTGGATGATGTGCCGGATGTATTTTCAAACTTTGCGCTTAGAGTGACAAATGGAAATAACGTAGCCAAAGTAGAAGCGGCAGTAAATCCGTTTAGGAGGTATTGATATGGTAAACAAAGATATTTTAAATCAATACTTAGATTTAAGAGAAGAAGTAAAAGAAGTAAGGAATAAAATTGAAAAGCTTGAAAAATACATAGAAAAAATTGAGCAGGAAGGAACGGTTATTGATAGCGTTTCTGGCGGAAATGGTGGAAACCAACATTTTAAAATAGAAGGAATACCATTGCCAGAATATAGGCACAAAAAAACCTTGTTATATTCCAGAAAAACCACCCTCGAAATTTTGGAAAACGAACTTCTTGAAAAAACAAATGAAGTAGAAGAGTTTATTGCAAATATAAAAGATAGCAGAATTAGAAGAATAATTAACCTTAGATTTTTAGAAAATCAATCTTGGAATAAGGTTGCCGACCAAATAGGAGGCAATAACACAGAAGACAGCGTTAGAAAAGCGTTCGATAGATTTATGAAAGAGTAAAGTTGTCCGATATGTCCGTTTTTTTTCTGATATAGTTATAATCGAAGAAAGCAACAAAAGTTGAATACTTCACCTCCCCCAATTTAGAAAAGCATCGTAGAGAAATCTCCGGTGCTTTTTCTTTTGAAAAGAAAAGAGGATTTTATGGTATATACACCAAAAACAATATATTGCCCGCGTTGCGGAAGAAAAGTTGCCACACACGATGGGCGTTCAACAATGAACATTTCTGTGGAATGTAGGAAATGCCACAAGAAAGTTGTTTTTTATCCGGAGAATGGGAAGACGGAATTAAAATCTCTTCCAATCCGGTCAACATCCAGTGGGATGACGTTTATTTAGGAGCCAATTATGAATAATAAATCTCTCCAAGATCTTGTTAAAGGCTGTTATGGGCGAAAAATTTTATATACTGATGTTGAAACCATCACAGCAGACAATATTGTCAAGGTGGTTGGAGACTGCATAGGTAATTATTATTACAACAAAACCATCATAGAATACCTATGGCGGTATTACAAAGGAGATCAGCTGATTTTATACCGATTAAAGGTACAAAATGCTGATATTACAAACAAAATAGTAGAAAATCATGCGTATGAGATTGTTCAGTTCAAGGTAGGTCAGACATACGGTGAGCCAATTCAGTTTATCAGTCGAAAAGATGACGATGTAATCAATAAGGCAGTAGATGCGCTGAATGACTATCTTGTGGATGCGAATAAACAGGAAAAAGACATTAAAGCAGGAGAGTGGCAGTCAGCAACCGGAACATCTTTTAAGGCGGTAAGATTTGCAAATGGAGAAATACCATTTCAAATTGTTGCGCCTACTCCAATGAATACGTGTGTTATTTATAATCGGAGCACGGAAGAACCGGTGGTTGCGGTGCAGGAGCTTAAAGACGAAGATGGAAGATGGTACAAACTGTGCTATACGGACAACTATTCATGTAAACTTCAAAACGGAGTAGTTTCTGAATGGAAATTGCATGCATTTGGAAGTATACCTATTGTTGAGTTTCCAAATAATCATGAGAGAATTTCTGATATTGAGCTTGTCATAGGTATTTTGGATGCCATAAACAATATGCAGTCAAACAGAATGGATGGAATTGAGCAGTTTGTTCAGTACTGGGTTAAGTTTGTGAACTGTGAAATCGACCAAAAAACGTTTGAAGAGATGAAAATGAGCCATGCTTTGACGGTAAAGTCCAATAACAAGGATAACAAAGCCGATGTTGAGATTATGACGCAGGAACTAAATCAGAGCCAGTGTCAGGTGGCAAAAGATGATTTGTGGGACAATGCCTTGGCAATATTAGCAATACCAAACAGAGAGTCCCAAAACTCTGGAGGAGATACACAAGGAGCAGTATCATTAAGGGCTGGATGGGATTTTTCAAAGACAAGAGCAAAATTAAAAGACCCAATTGTGAAATCGGCAGAGAAGAGACTTGCAAAAGTTGTCTTAAATGTAATACGCGTTAAGGACAAGGATTTGAAATTGTCAATGAGGGATTTTGATGTGCAAATCAATCATAGCCCGCAAGACAATATGTATACAAAGTCGCAAACACTATATCAGCTTTTAGAGTGCGGCATACATCCTCTTATTGCCATTAAAACGGTGGGGCTTTGGGGAGATGCTGAAAAGACATTCCTCTTGTCTAAGCCATATATAGATGCGTTGTGGAAAACAATTGATAATGCAGAAGAGCAGGAACAAAAAGCACAGGAAATTGTAAACCAATTAAATAAACAGCAAAATAAGACAGCTACCGAGTAATCGGTGGCTGTTTTTATTTTATAAAAATTCGCAAAGTTGTGAGCGTAAAAAACAACAGTGTCATTCGGTGTCGTTGCACCGCAAAAATTCGTAAAGACATATCGGAGGTAATCAATGAAAAGAGAAGAGTTAATTGCAATGGGTATCAGTGAGGAAAATGTTGAGAAAATCATTGCTGATTACGGCAGTGCCGTACAGAGAGAACAGGCAAAAGCAGCAGAGCTTAAGGCAAAGGCAGACAGCGCAGATGAGTTGCAGAAAAAGCTGGATGAAATGGAAGCAGGAAACCTCACGGAACTTGAAAAAGCAAACAAGGCGTTAGAGACAGCAAATCAGCAGATTGCAGATATGCAGAAGAAAAACGCCATTAGAGACCAGCGCGAAGCATTGATGGAAAAGTTAAAAATCAATGCAGAGCAGGCAAAATCCGTTGTCAAGGATAATGGAAGCCTTGATTATGACGCTCTTGGAAAGATTACAGCCGAAAAGGAAACCGCGGCAGCGCAGGCAAGTTTTGGTGTGGAAAATAAAGATCATGCGATTATGGAATTTGAACCGGCGCACAAAGCTTATCAGAACGTAA